GATATTAGTTATTTAGTTAAACTCTATACAAATTTAGGGAATATCCACGATACAATGATTGTCATTCCTTATTTTCTTTCTCTTTTTCCTCCAAGACCTTTTTAAGTTGATAGAGGCTTATGATATCATATTCAAATGTGGGATTTTCCCAATTTTTCCGGACAGAGTTCGTTTGGACCGATATAAATTTCCGTAGGTCAAATATGTATTGACACGGGCTTAGCCTGATCTCATTAAATGTGATTTGATAGTTATCAAACCACTCTAAAAGTTTTTTAAGTTCCTCGTTCATGGTTATACAATAAAATTTGTTCTCGCAAATATACCAATAATGCCTATATGACCGGACCTAACTATATACGAATGATTCGTAGATGAAAGAAAACAGTATAGAATAGTTGATTTTTTGGTGTCCGATGGGAGATAATGATCAAAGTAACAAACACGAGTCACTTTATTTATCTCTTTTGCGAGAAAAGACAAGATTATGATCGGATCTATAGTTGGAGCCGCCAGTTCCTTGGCGAGTGGCATTGCCGGGGGAATAAAGGCAAGGAAGGCGGCTAGAAAAGCGAACGCCGTGTTGGATAAACAGGCAAAGGAGAATGAGGATTGGTTTAACCGTAGGTATAACGAGGATTATACCCAAAGCGCGGAGGCGCAAGCCGCCTTGACCAAGGCTAGGGAATTAGCGGATGAGCAGTACCGTAAGGCCTCCGGTACCGCCGCGGTCGTAGGAGCTACTGATGAGTCCGTAGCGCAGGCCAAGAAAGCGGCGGGCGAGGTGATATCCGATACCGCCAGTGGTATAGCCACTAACGCTACCGCACGGAAGGATGCTGTGGAATCCCAATATCTCAACACCAAGAATAATATCAGTAACCAAAGGCTGTCTATCTATAATCAACAGGCGGCAAACGCCACGCAAGCGGCTAATCAAGGATTACAGGCAGGGATGGGCCTCGTTGGGGCTGATGCGCAAGCCCATCTTGACAAGGGTAAGGGATTATTCGAGTCTATATTCAAAAGTAAACAACAATGACATTAGAGGAAAGATATAATAGGAAAAGGACCCCGGTCGTTCAAAGGCCGGAATTGTCCACTACGCCATTGGTTGAGCCGGAGGTTGCCGGAAGCCAGAACCCTATAGCTCCAACCGTGGATAATACGGATGAGACCGCTCCGCAAGCGAGCGTTGTCGAGCCTCAAATGAACGATTACCAATGGAACCAAAGGCTTTATGAGACGCTCTTTCAAAAGCCGATAAGTCAAGAGGAGGAGGAGAGAAGAAAACGGGCCGCTTCCGTAGCTACTGGAATCGGGCATCTAGGCAATGTGTTGTCTTCCTTCTCCAATTTGGCATTCGCGGGAGAGGCACCTTCGCAGAAACTACCCACCGTAGCTGATCCTAAACTACAATCCTATTCTGACAGGTTGGAGGCTATCAGGCAAAGATACGGGGCCGGGTATCTGGCCGCAAGGCAAAACGACATCAATAATTATCAAAGGGCATTGCAGCTTTATAGACAGGATCAAGCGAGAAAAGCCCAGAATGATTTGGAAAAGGCCAAGATCGCGCAAAGTGCCGCTCAATTCGCAATAAAGAATGACAGGGAGGAGCGGAAGATGAAACAGGATGCCGCATATAAAGAGAGAGAGTTGGGTATAAGGCAATCCAATCTCCGTAGTCTTGAGCAATATCGTACCGCTAAAGCTAATGGCTCTGGGGCGGATAAGTCTATTGACATCATCGGCAGAAACGGTAAACGTTTCACTTTGTCCGGTAAGGAGAAAGATGGGGTTATCGCTTATATGTATAAGAGGATGTTGGAGTATGTGGAAGATCATCCAAAAGAGAATAAGAGTATATCGGATATATCGTGGCAGTTTGGTGAAGGTGGAGACCAAAAGGCCAAACAAGCCGCTATTGTCATGAGTAATATTCAGAATTTCCCGGAATTATACGATGAGTTTGATCAGATAATTGGATCGGGAGGTTCTTCTACTAGTACTAACAAGAAAAGTATAGGTTGGGATAATAATTCGAGTTCTAAAAATGTAGGTTGGTAAAATTATGGAAGTGAACAATACCAGAAAATTATATGACGCTTTAAAAAGCGATGGATATACTGATTTGGGCGATTTTTCCTCTTTTGAGGGGAAATTGAAAGACTCAGGTAAGCGTGAAATGCTTTATGATGTCTTGAAAAAAGATGGATGGCAAGATTTAGGAGATTTCTCCCAATTCGAGAGTAAATTAGGCTATGCTCCAATTAATAACGAGAATATTAAAGAGACAGACTATGTTTCCCAATCAAGTGTTAATCCTCCTCCTATATCCCTAAGACAAGAGGTTGATATTCCCAAATCAGATCAATCCGAGTATGTTAATCCGTGGACGAACTCACCTGATTACAATTTTGAGTCCTTGCGTAAAAAAGGAAAGATTGAGACCGCTACTCCTCCACCTCCTACGGAGTATGAGAAGGATTCTTCTTTCATGAATACTTGGGTAGGAGACGCTATACAGAAACTTAACGCAGGAGGAGCCGATCTTGGTGCCGGTATATTTGGGGTCTTGGATAAGGCGGCTAAAGGGTTGGAATCCGCAACGGGAGGACTGATCCCACGTGGCGGGGCATTCAAGGATATCTCAGATATATTTAAGGCTGATGCGGAGTTTTCCCGGGCAAGGTCAAACAGATACAATGGCAAGGATTTCACCGATCTTTGGAAAGAAGGGAATTATATGGGTGCCATAGGTGATATAGCCTTGCAAGGCGTAGAGTCGCTTCCGATGTCAATCGGGGCCATGGCCGCTACAATGGCCGGAGCTCCAGCGGCCGGACTCGCAGGTATAGGGTCAATAGTGGCTAGCCAGAAATATGATGATCTTGATCAGAATAACCCAAACATGGGAGAGTTCGCAAAGGTATCTAACGCTATTCTTACTGGTACGGCAGAATCCTTGTCTGAGATGCTGGGCGCAGGCGTATCCAAGGCTTGGATGTCAACCTTATTCAAGACGTTAGGAAAGGAAAAGGCACAAGAGGCTATCAAGCGTGGCATAATGGGTAAGATGCAAGAGTTCTATAAAAAATTCGGTATGTTTTTCGAGCCTGTAAATGAAGGTATCGAAGAGGTATCTTCCACGCTAGCGGAGAATATAACGGATAAGATAACAGGCGCGGATCCGGAAAGGGATTTGACCGATGGTGTATTGCAGAGTTTTGTCTATGGAATGGGAGGCGGCGCTTATTTTACTGGGGCCGGAGCGTTGGCTAAAGGTGCGCAATACGTAGCGGATAAAATAGGAGGCAAACAGGCTCAGCAGCCTATCACCGATTCCAATGTAACAGATCAAGGCGTTGAAACTCCTCCTCTATTAACTAAGTCAAGGTTTGCCGAGGCAGAGGAAGAAGGTCGAAATATGACTGATCCGGGCGATATACGGACGGCGAGCAAAAAGATGGAAGAGACAAGGCTTTCCCTATCTGGAATGGTTCCGGGTTTGGCTAGTACGATAGAAAGCTATGTGGATGATGGAGCTAGCGAGGCCCAAGTGATGAGTCTTCTTGATGGAGTTAATGCGGATGCCCGTCCGTTAGCCGAGGATTTCTACGCTGATTATCTCAGGATATCCGGTTTGCAGGATCGTATAGGCGAGGAAATAGACAATGAGGTTGAAACTTACGTTGCCAATAATATTACTCCTTATGTTACCACGAATCCTGATGGTCAGTCTATCGTTACCACAGCTACGCTTAGCGAGGGAAATGAGGAAAGACCTGTGTACGTTAGGAGTATCGAGGGAGATAAGGCCGTTATTTCCGATAACGGACAGGATCGGATGGTCTCGGTGAAAAGGTTGAGCGATATAGTAGAGCAAGATGCCGGTCATATGAGACGGACCTATGAGGATCAATTATTGGCTACCCGCCAGTCCGAGCTTGACATGACCATGCATCATAATCCCAAGACGCAATTACCAAAGCCGGGGTTGATCATATGGAACGGGGATAATGCGTTTATCCTTCAAGGACAAGATGAGAACGGTGATTGGATCGCTCAACCTGCGGCTTATGATAGAGAAACCGGGCAGGTGACAGCCAAGAATGGCTCTTCCCCCGCAATGCCTATAACAGAGAATGAGATTCTTGATCTTCAAGATGCCATATATGACGCTCAACAAGTTAATGTGATGTCGCCAGAGGATGATAATGTAGCAAGTGCTGATGCCGAGATAACCTCTGCACCTCCCATGGAAGATGCGATCAACCAGCCAACGAGTGAGATTGAGACGGAAGGTGCCATTGATCAGATAGCACAACCTAGCAATGTAGAGAATCCCTCCATGGTCATGCGAGAAGATGGTACGCCAGATTTCGTATCGTCAGGTACGGATATGACCTTGGATTTCCTTTATGATAAATATGGCGATAAGATGCCAAGGAAGATCGAGGTGACGAGAAAGTCTTTCGATGAAAGCCTTAAAAAAGCGTCCGATGCCTTGGAAAAGGCGCAAGAGGCATACGATGACGCCCCTATCGGAAAAGAGGATAAGGCCGAGGCCGCATTGATAAAAGCCCGACAAGAATATGAGGCGATCAAGGTCGAGGCTGATTTCTGGGCTAATCTTGATGATGATATCAAGGAGGCCAGCAAGAAGCCGGGTGATGTCATAGCGAAGGAGATCTCCGTGATGGGTGATCCTATGAGCGGAGAGGAGCTTGCGGCCATGATGCTTGCTAATGGGGCGATCAAATTGACACGTGACACTTACAAGAAAGAGACGGGTGCCGGGAATAATGAGACAGCGAGGATGTTCGGATTGTTCGCCTCTCCGGAGAAAGGCGGTGTTAATATAGAGAGGGCGGGTGAGATATTGGAGCTTGCCGATAAGGAGAATGGTACGAACTTCTTCGATGAGAACGATACGAACGCCGGAAGGGACGCGATCATAGAGGTCTTGTCTTCCGCTCGTACACGTGGAGACTTGATCGATTATGTCAAGAGGAATCGTGAGGCGATCGCTGAGCGTGAGAGACAGGCCGAGTACAACGCTTACGCTGAGTGGTGCGAGGAGAATTATCATATGTCCCCGGAAGAATACGAGGCGTATGAGGAAAGCATGGTACGTGATTTCTCGGAGAAACAATTGACAGATGAGGAGCGAGGCGAGCTTGATTCGCAAATTGCGGATGAAATACAGGCCATAATTGACGAACAAAATGAAATAGACGCTATCTTAGCGCAAAATAAACCGATAGAAAATGAAAACATTGAAGGAAATGACGAAAGCGGAGGCGATGGCTTACGCGAGGGAGGCGGCGAGGTACTGCCAAGAGAACAACTTGATCAGACCGGGGGAACTGGAGAGGTTGAGGGAAGAGAATCGGCTGGCCCCGACATTGATCGCACGGATGGAGCTACACAAGAAGGCTCATCAAGGGGACTAGCTCCTTTTGTCGCTCCTTCTCCAAAGGAGAATGAGACCCCATTGGACTATGCCGAGCGCATAGTTGAGGCTAAGAGATTGCACGAAGAGGAGCTAAAGGTTGATACCAATCCAACCGAGGCGCAGAAAGAGGCCGGCAATTACAAGAAAGGCCATATAAAGATAAACGGTTTCGATGTCACCATAGAGCAGCCCTCCGGTTCCGTCCGTTCCGGTAAGGACGCTAATGGAAAAGAGTGGTCGCAGGTCATGAATAACACTTACGGTTATATCCGTGGCACCGAGGGTGTGGATGGTGATCATATAGACGTATTCCTAGGTCCGGATATGAATAGTGACATGGTGTATGTCGTGGATCAGGTGAATACTGATGGCTCATTCGATGAGCATAAGGTTATGATGGGATTCTCTTCCTTGGAAGACGCTAGGTCCGCTTACTTGTCAAACTATGAGGAAGGTTGGCAAGGTTTAGGCAACATTACTGGGGTAGCGTTGGATGAGTTCAAGAAATGGATTGATTCCTCGACTCGCAAAACAAAGCCCTTCTATGAGTATAAGGGAATTAAACAGGAGGAAGGCGATATTTCTAAAAATAATGATTCTGATAATTATAGCATTGTTCCCTCCCAATATACTACCAAGAAAGGAAAAGTTCTTGATATGCGGTTATTGAAGTTCGGTAATGAATTATCGAAGGAACAGCAACGTGCCGCCAAAGAGCTGGCCAAGGCTGAAAAGGGTTGGTATGACAGGGAACAGCGAGGTTTCATGATGCGTAGCGATGAAAGCGCAAGGCGGTTGGCCTATACCATTCTTGGCGATACCGATGCCGTAAGCGATGCGCAACCTATTTCTCTTGAAGACACACGCAGGGTTGTAGAGCCTCAAAAGGTAAATGTAGAAAACCTTATTGGTGATATCAACGATAAGGGCAAAGCCAAATTGAGCGATCGTACCGTTACCCCTAGCGGTAACCGCCTTGTTACCGATGAACGGTATGCGGAACTCCGTGAGCGCATGCGCAGGAAACTAGGCGGTCAAATGAATATGGGTGTTGATCCTGAGATATTGGCGATAGGTACTGAAATGGCGGTTTATCATATAGAGAAAGGATTGCGTAAGTTCTCTGATTACTCAAAGGCAATGATCGATGATCTAGGTGACGCTATACGACCGTATCTTAAAGCATTCTACAATGGAGCGAGGGATTTGCCCGAAGTAGGAGATAACGGATGGGATAAGGATATGACCGCTTATGAGGATGTCCGTTCATTTGATGTAGCTAATTTTGATAAGCCTGTCCCGGATATAATGGATGCCGCCGAGACCGTGGTTAGAGAGACAGAGATTGCCAGACAAGCGAGTGCCGCGAAGAAAAAAATAAAAAATAGCCGGAAAAAGCAAACGGACAACAAAGACAAACCATTACCTTTGTATGGTAACGATTTATTCACTCCTAATAATATTAAAGACAATGAGCAAGGAAATTCAAGAGCGGATCAAGGCGTGGGAAGAAAAGCACGGGAAGAGGATCGAGGATCTGAACGCGGAGGAGACCGTGGAGGCGTGCATGGAAGTGATGTGCTTGACACGGAGCGAGGCCGAGGAATACCTATCAGCGACAGCGACAAGCGGCCTGTTGTAAGGAATCAAAACAATTTCAGCTTCCCGGAGAAAGGTATTGAGCTTCCTTCCGGTGATATATCCAAGCTAAAAGCCAATATTGAGGCGATAGAAACGCTGAAAGACGTAGAGGACGGCCAAGGAAAACCTACCCCGGAACAACAAGCCAAGATGTCAAGGTACGTTGGATGGGGAGGTTTGGCCGAAGCCTTGAACGAAGGCAAATACAACGCACGTGACAACAATTGGACTAAGGATCGAAATTGGAATGATAAGTATCTACGTTATTACGAGAAACTAAAATCCTTATTAAGTAAAGAAGAGTTCGACAGTGCCGTCCGTTCCACGACAACCTCTCATTATACCCCGTCCGAGGTCGTGGAAAGCTTATGGGGAATAACGGAGAAACTTGGATTCAAGGGCGGCAATATCAGTGAACCCGCCATGGGTATAGGTAACATAATCGGTATGATGCCTAAGTCTATATCTGAAAAATCAAGTATAAGCGGGTTCGAGATAGATAGTTTGTCCGGTCGTATGGCAAAGGCCTTATATCCTGACGCTAATATAAAGGTACAAGGATATGAGAAAGCGTTTTCTCCAAACTCGAAAGATTTAGTTATCACCAACGTCCCATTCGGGAAAAACGCTCCATATGATAAGGTTTTAGATAAGCAATTCAGGAAGAAACTTGGTTCCTCTTATAATCTCCATAATTATTTTATCCTAAAGGGGCTTCTGGAATTGAAAGAAGGTGGTCTCGGCGTATTCGTCACGTCATCGGCTACGATGGATGGGGCCGATAGTAAGTTCCGTGAGTACGTGAGTGGAAACGGCTATGATCTGGTCGGAGCTATCCGATTGCCTAATGACGCTTTCCAGAAAGGGGCCGGCACGAGTGTCACGGCTGACATCGTTATATTCCGTAAAAGAAAGTATGGGGAACCTTCGAATGGGATAGGGTTCACTACTACAACGCAAATAGGTGAAGGAACTTATATGGAGGACGGGGATAAAAGGAGCAAGCCTATCATGGTTAACGAGTATTTCTCAAATCATCCCGATATGATGTTAGGTGATATGATGACCGCTTATGACGCTGGTAGCGGAGGTCTATATAGTGGAGCGTCCCAGACATTGAAAGCCAAACCCGGGGCCGATTTAAGCAAGGAACTATTTAATGCTATTGATAACTTACCAAAGAATATCCTATCAGGTGTTGTAGAGACTAAAGGGCCGGAGGTTGTGGGTGACTCCACTTTGAAAGATGGTACTATTACCGTCCAGAATGGCAATGTCTTTGTTTTAGATGGGGACTCGTTAAAACCGATTAAGGCAAATCCTACGTTCGTTCATAATGGTAAGACCCGGAAAATAGCGGATGCGGTAAATGATTACAATGATATAAAGAAAAATCTATACGATCTTATCCATGATGAGCAAACAAAGGGTGTGGACCCCGAGCCCGCGAGGAAAAGGCTAAACAAAGTATATGATGCTTTCGTGTCCAAATATGGGACACTTAACAGGAACAAGGCTTTGGACGATATTTTCGCCGAGGATGTTGAGCATGGATTACCCTTCTCTTTGGAGACCGTTAGAAGGGTACCTTCCACGACCGGAAAATCCATGGTATGGGAAGTCTCGAAAGCAGATGGTATCTTGAATAAGCGTGTAAGTTATCCATTCGAGCTGCCGACAAAAGCGGATAATGTCTTGGATGCCGTCAATATAAGCAAGTCATATAAAGGTAATATTGATATACCTTATATCTCGGAGATAACGGGTATGGATGAGGAGAACGTGACAAACGAGATACTAGAGAAGGGAATTGCTTATAGGGATCCTGTTACCGGCAATATAATAGATAAGAGCGAATATCTCTCTGGAAACGTAAAAGATAAGTTGGTCGAGGCTAGGGCGGCCTTGGAAGATCATCCGGAGTTTCAAAAAAACGTGGATGACTTGGAAGCCGTACAGCCAGAACGTATACCCTATGGTGAGATAAGTTATCGACTGGGGACTACATGGATCCCGTCTGAGTTTATAAATAATTTCGCTGATAATGTACTGGGTATATCTTACGCTAACGCTAATTTTATCCCGGAGATCGGTGAGTATATTCTAGATAAGAGGGCGTTCATAACCGATTACGCTAAAGCCGGTCAATTCAAGACTGAGAGAATGGACGCTATAGACGTGTTCAAGGCCGCTCTTAACCAACGTAAACCCAAGGTTTATGACGAGATTAAATATTATGAGGACGGTAAGCAGAAAACGAGAAGGGTCGTAAACGAGCAGGAGACACAGGCCGTTGCCGAGAAAATATCCGACATGTCCGATAAGTTCGTGGAGTATATTGATTCTAAAACGATGTTCCATGGTCGTATTGAGGACGTGTATAATGATAAATATAACAACTATGTACTAAAAAAGTATGACAAACCGGTTTTTGAGCATTATCCTAACGCTAATAAGAATATAACGCTTAGAGATCACCAGAGCAAGGCGGTACAACGTTGTCTATCCGAGAGCACGTTACTCGCTCACCAAGTCGGTACGGGAAAGACCTTTACCATGATTACGTCCGCTATGGAAATGAGACGGCTAGGTATAGCGAAGAAACCCATGATCGTTGTCCAAAACGCTACCCTAGAGGATTTCGTCCGTGACTTTTATAAACTGTATCCTTCCGCTAAGATTCTATCTCCGACAAAGGAGGAGCGTAACGCCGATAATAGGACAAGGCTGTTCAATCTTATAGCTACCGGAGATTTTGACGCTATCGTTGTCCCACAATCATTCATGGCGTTTATCCCGGATAGCGAGGAAAGGAAAAAGGCATATATCCAAAAGCGTATAGATGATTTTGAGGAGGCTATCGATCGCATAGAAGACAAGGCTTTACAGGAGAGATTGAAAAGGGAGGCCAAGAGTATGCGTGATTCTCTGGAAGGTATAAAGAAAGGGAAAAACGTAAAGGGCAAGGCAAAGACAGCGGAGACTATCACGGCCAAGACGGAGCGTATTCTTGACAGGCGGACTGATAACGTCATGACGTTTGAGCAAATGGGTGTTGACGCTTTGTTCATTGACGAGGCGCATAATTATAAGAAGATCGGGTTTCCAAGCAAGATGTCGAACGTTAAAGGTATCGATACGAGCGCGTCACAAAGGGCTAATAGTATGTTGCTAAAAGCCCAATGGATATCTGAGAATAATGGTGGTCGAAACGTGGTTCTGGCAACCGGTACCCCTATCACTAATACAATGGCAGAGGTCTGGACTATGATGAATTTCGTGGCACCCGATATCCTAGACGCGTATAATATCAATAGCTTTGACGAGTTCGCTACCACTTTTGGAACGGTTGAGCCCTCATTGGAGTTTACCGCTACCGGTAACTTTAAGATAGCCGAGAGGTTCAAGAGCTATACGAATGTCCCGGAGCTTATAAAGGCGTTCAGGAGCCATACGGACGTTGTCTTGACAGAGGATGTCAAGGAGTTCAAGGAAGACAAGAATATCCCTAAGTTGAAAGACAATAAGATGACCAATGTCATTGTCGAGAAGAACGAGGACTTGGAGGATGTCATGCAAACCCTTATCAAGGAATTAGAGGATTATAACAAATTGACAGGAAAAGAGAAGAAGGATAAGAGCGCGCTACCCTTGGTCGTGTTCAGCAAGGCTAAACAGGCTGCGATTGACCTTCGCTTGCTTAATCCTACATTTCCCGACAATCCTGATAGCAAGACAAACAAGGTGGTCGATAACGTGTTGAGATTATATAAGGAGAGCGATAAGGACAAAGGCACGCAACTTATATTCTGCGATAGTTATCAATCCCCTTCTGAGACTCCAAAAATGGATTTATTCGATGTCGATTTATCTGTCCCTCAGTTTAATTTGTACAACGATATAAAGGAAAAGCTTATCAAGGGAGGTATTCCGTCTAATCAGATAGCTATCGTTGGTAATTATGAGGGAGAAAGGAGAAACGCCTTGTTCGATAAGGTCCGTAATGGGGATGTGCGCATTCTTATTGGAAGCACGGAGAAAATGGGAGTGGGTGTCAACGTGCAAGATCGTCTATTCGCCCTGCATCATATTGACGCTCCAATCAGGCCTATGGATTTTGAGCAACGCAACGGTCGTATCTTACGACAAGGAAACTTATACGCCACATGGGATAAACCGGTGAACATCGTCACATATGGGGTTAAAGGTACCCTTGACGCTACCGCCTATGACAGGCTTCGTATAAAACAAAACTTCATCAACCAGATGATGAAGGGCGATATATCGTCTCGTGTCATGGAGGAGCAAGACGATAGTGATCCGTCTGGAATGACCTTTAGTGAGATGGCGGCGACGTTATCCGGAGATAAGACCGCCCAACTGCTGTTTGTGGCACAGAACAAGTTAAAGAAACTGCAAAACTCCAAGAGGAGCGATCTTAACAGTAAGTCTTCCATGCGTGACTCTATATCTAACTCCAAACTTAGGATACAAGAATACAACAGCCGGAAGGATATCATGGAAAGGAACGCCAATATCGTAAAAGAGAACTTCCCTGATGGGGTTGAGTCCGTGACTGTTAAAGGCAATACTTTCAGCGATGGTATATCGAATGAGCTTACGCCCATTATTGATGATTACTATGATAGATATACGCTTGACAGAAACACCCCTCCTCTGAAAATCAGTCTCAATGGAGGAAAAGGCGAGGCAATCGTGCATTTCAATGAAGGTATGATGGTCTATAGCTTATATTTAGGTAAGGAAAAACTGGTTGAGAATCGTGATTTTAGCGGCGGCAGGGGTTTGATGGCTAGCATTGACAGGCAGTTGGGAATTCCCGCTAAATCCGTCTCAGATATAGCCGCTAAAATAAAGGCAGAGGAAAACAAGATAGCGGGATTAGAGGAAGCCGTTAAGAAACCGTGGGGAAAAGAGGATGAACTTAATGCGGCTCAGGCAGAGGTTAATGATCTGCAGAGACAATTAGTTGAAAAAGCTAAAGCTGAGGATATTCAGTTAGAATCAACTCTTGACGTTGATGGTACGTTGGTAAAAGAGGAAGGAGAGACTCGATTTCGATTCATGGGAGTAGATACAACTAATAATCAGGATAATGTAAGTTCTATTGAATCCTCAATCAACGATTGGTCAAACAAGCTTAATACCCCTGTCAGGGTAATCCATGACGTGGACGATATAAACGATACGGATGAGAATATGTTGGCCCGTAAGAGAGATTCCAAAGGCTGGTATGATACTTCTACCGGGGAGATAGTCATAGTATCACCTAATTCCACGTCCGTAGGTGACGCTCAAAGGACTTTCCTCCATGAGGTGGTAGGGCATCATGGGTTACGTGAGCTATTCAGGGATGATTTCGATACTTTCCTTGATAACGTGTATCGGAACGCCAACGAGGATATCCGGAAAAATATCATTGACCGGACTAAAGGCAATCCTCTTAACTTGCGTGAGGCTACAGAGGAATACATCGCTGAATTAGCGGAACGTGGTTTCGATAACAAGGCCGAGCGTTCGTTATGGGAAAAGATCAAGGACTCTTTTCTTGATATGTTGAGAAAGGCCGGTATTAGCCTTGATTTCAAGTTATCGGATAATGACCTTCGTTATATCCTCTGGAGAAGCTATAAGAACTTGGAGCAAGGAAACTTGATGGATGTGGCCGAGGATATCGTGATGAGAAATAGATTAAGTCTTAACAATATAAATTTGAACGAAAATGGATCAATCGCAAGAGATATTGAACCTGAAAAAGGAAAACAACCTTCTGAAACAAAAGGTACTGGAAGGGAACTCGAGACAATCGATGGCGTTGATGAGAACGGAAACGAAAGTGAACGAGACCATATCGACAAACCAAGGGGAGTTGAAAACGCTATTGACGGAACTGAAAACGCAACTGACCGAAATGGAAAAAAGACTGACGGCCAAGTTGACAACGATGGAGACCAACTTGACGGAGGAGATACGGGCGATAGGAACGGAAGTGTCCGGGATGGAATCGACGGTGAGCGGACTGTCATCGGACGTGCAGGATCTGAAAACAAGGGTAGAGGCGTTGGAGAAAGCGTAAGGGAAAAGACGGATGATTTCTCTTTCGCCGAGAAAACAATCCGTTTTAGGGAGAACGCGCGGAATGAGTCGGTATTGTTCGCTGATAATGATATCCAAGTAGTAGAGAAACAGGTAGGTTCCGCCAAAGATCAATATGAGCGTACCCTATCTACATCATCCTATCAATTTCAGGAGGCGTTTCAGGATTCTATGCTAGGGCTTAAAACATTGCAGGATGCCGTGGCAAAGGCAACGAGGAGTCGTATATTGGATTATGAGAACGCTTATATGGCCGAGAATGCCCTTTCCTCTGTTAATGAAGCTGAGTTCAACGCTTATAGGAAAGCGGCTTTCGAGCCTATCTTAAAAGCGATGTCACGTTTGGAAAAGATGGGATCCACCATTGATGAGATAAGGGATTACCTTATAACCAAGCATGGTATTGAGCGTAACAGGGAAATGGCCGTTAAACGAGCGTTGTCACAAAACTCGGAAACATATAAATCCCTGCTTGACGAGTATATCGGGAGAAGGAATGAGATACGTGAGAACGGTAGGTCTTGGGAAGAGCAGCAATCAGAAATGGATAGGCTTGCCGAGGAATACGGAGCTAATCTTTCTGATGATTTCAGCGGATTCACGTCCATGTATCCTAACGAGGATAACACGGGGTATGATCCGGATTCCGCAAGGAGATACGTATTGGATTACGAGTCAAGATATGATACATCGGAATTATCGGCCTCTGTCAAAAGAGCCACTGACGCTATATTGGCAAAGCAACGGGATAGCGGGCTTATGAGCCAAAATACGTTTGAGTCGATCAGCGATATGTATCAGTTCTATGTGCCTTTGCGTGGATGGGAGGAAACTACGGCAGATGAGGTTTACGCTTATCTTACATCCGAAAGCCAGACGTTCAACGCCCCTATAAAGACTGTCGTTGGGCGAAAGAGCAAGGCTGACGATCCTATAGCGACGATCGCTAATATGGCAGAGAGTGGAATCATGCAAGGGAATAGGAACTTAATGAAGCAAAAGTTTTTGACAATGGTACAAAACCATAAGACGGATCTCGTGAGCGTAAGCGAAATGTGGGTTCGTCTTGACGAGGCTTCCGGTGAGTGGATCGCCGTTTTCCCGGATATACCATCTAACGCTAATCCGGAACAGGTGGAGTCTATCGTGGAATCTTTCAACAAACGCATGGAGGAGCTATCCAATGAAAAAGGATCTAATGTTAGGCGTTCAAGGGATGCTATAGGGATACCTTACAAGATATTGCCAAAGGACTTGAAGGAGCATCAAGTGATCGTAAAGAGAGCCGGCAAAGAATACTTGCTTACCATAAACGGGAACCCAAGGGCCGCTCAAGCGTTGAACGGGCTTACAAACCCGGATAATACGAAAGGATGGTTCGGTACCGTGGAGAGATACGCTGGATGGCTGAACCGTAACTTGGCGGCTAACTTTACGACACGTAACCCTAATTTCATGGTAAGTAACTTCCTTCGTGACGCGCTTTATTCGAATACTACCGTATGGGTCAAGGAAAGTCCTGTTTACGCTTGGAAGTTCAATAAGAATTTCGCTATGGTAAACCCGATCAATATGTATCGTCTGGTCAAGGGGTATGAGAACGGTACGTTGGATATGAGCGATCCCTTGAATAAGGCATACCATGATTTTGTAATGAGAGGAGGAGAGACCGGATACACCAATTTGAGAGACGTGGAAGCCAAGAAGAAGGCGATCCAAAAAGAGCTTCAATACTCCAAGCAAAAGGTATCTATCGGAAAGGCTTTGAAAATACTAGGCGAATGGATGGACTTGTTCAATAAGAGCGTCGAGAATTGCGCTAGGTTCGCCGCATTCCTTACTTCTAGGGAAATAGGGCGGAGCATGGATAAATCTATTTATGACGCTAAGGAGATATCCGTAAACTTCAATAAGAAAGGGGCGGGTTCAAAATTCTTGAATACTGAGGGGCAGACCAAGATAGGAAACGCTAGCGCTTTCACGTCCGGATTGTCAAGATCCATGTATGTGTTTTGGAACGCTGGTGTACAAGGTATGTATAATTTCGGAAGGCTGGCCAAGGATAATCCCAAGAAATTCTTGGGGTTAGCGTCCTCTTTCTATTTACTTGGCACTATCATGCCTATGATCGCTGCCGCTTTTGGGGATGATGAAGATGATGATTACTACGATCTTCCGGAATACGTGAGACGTAATAATATCTGTTTCCGTAACGGTGGAGGAAATTGGATTACAATTCCTATGCCCATAGAGTTAAGGGCTATATATGGACTAGGAGAAATGTCTTCTGGAATAGTTTCCGGAAAAGAGAAATATACCGATAAAAAGATGGCCATGAAGATAGCGGAGCAAATGTCACAGGTTCTTCCTTTGGACATGATGGAGGGAGGTGGAGGATTCTCCGCTTTCGTCCCAAGCTCGGTAAAGCCATTGATTGAGGCCGGAGATAACAAGGATTGGACAGGTTTGCCTTTATATAAGGATAACGACTTCAACAAGGGTATGCCGGAATGGACAAAGGCTTTTAAGAGCGTGGATCCCGCTATATTGGCAATGACTAAATATGCCAATGAACTGACCGGAGGAGATAAATACACTACGGGTACCGTTAACCTAAACCCAGCCATTATAGAACATATATTGGACGGCTATTTCGGAGGTATTGAGGCTACACGTTCCCAGATGGTCAAATCCGCTGAAACCGCTTGGGGTAGTCGTGATTTTGACTGGAGGAATATCCCTGTCGGGAACCGTCTTATAAAGAGTGGTGATGAGCGGACGAAAAAGAAAGCCATAGATAACGCTTATTATGAGAATTTGGAGGAAATGGATAAGATCGGACAAAGATTGAGAGGATATCGTAAAGAATTGTCTAATCCACAGAACGATAGTTTTGATATAGCAGAGTATCAGAAAAAATTGAATGATCTTATGATGAGCGATGAATATCGTGGATATGTAGAGTTTAATAATCTTAACAAATTGTATCAATCAATGGGTGAGTATTTGAAGAAGGTAGATGATGAAAGATTGGAAATGGAGTTATACGATTTGAAAGCTATGATGAATGAGATAGCTAATGGTGAATAGGTAAAGTGGCGGGTGGCGTTGGTTTCACCCGCCTAATATTTAAATCTAGTGACTAAAATCCTAATTTCTTATTAAATTCATCCCAATCTCCTAGATCTTGATACCCGTCCTCTTTCATATTATCATACAAATCACGTCTTGATCTATATTTTTTTAATTCTTCTACAAACCCATCAAAATCATATTTGTTTGTATTTATATGCCCATCTTTTATTAAGCTCTTGTAAAGAGCTTTTCTGTTTTTATATATTATCTCTTTTCTGTTTTTTATATTCAAATTAATAATTGATTTTATATAATCTCTATCCTTGTCTCTTACACATAAAGGACATAGATCTTTTGTAATATCATATGTAAATGAATTTATATCATGCGTAATGGCTCTGTCATTTTTCAGTCTTTTGCAAGATCCGTCAATACAATAGTTTCCAGTTACCTCATTCTCGTATACATACCTAATATCTTTATTGCATGATATTAATGAAAGTATTATGAACATAAAGATCACCTTGAATATTCTGTATGTTTCCTCGCTCATGTTTTATGTATTTATATTTTTTTGCAAAATTACCCAATCTTCACATCCGTTATCCCGCAGGAGGCATGTTTTACGGCATATTTTATTTTAGTTTTATCCCGAGGAATAGTAAAAAATAAAAAACTCCCCAAATCCTCACGGACAAGGGAGTTTTTATTATTTAACTATAATCTATATGAATGGTTTTCAGACAACCTTAAACGATCCGATTCTCACGAACTAGAGCGTTTGTAATATCTAAATCCATATCTAAACAAAGACATACTTAATCATCATTGCCGATCCTCCCGGAATAGCAACGGTGGGTATATCCGTCTTAAAATGCTTCCCAATACCACCCAAGGGAAGCGGGAAATATTTATTCAAACTATATTTTATGCCATAAGGAAAGGAGTGTGCCCCCATCCTCCAAAGCTATCCCCTTGACATAAATATACCTCTGGTTCTCACGAAAGAGCGGTATGACATTGATAAAATTATTTTATGAATACAACCTAGTGTAATATCTTTAAGTAATGACTCCAGTCCATCACGGATGAGAGCCATAAGGGGTTATAAATATATAACATACCATATACGCATAAAAAAAACGTGGCGCCGTCGCAACTACCAAGACCCGGCGTCCCCACGCCAACATAACAGGTAGTAAGCAACGGCCCACGTCTTATATATAGATTATATATACAAATAACGTGGGCGTATTGTTGCTATCGGCTCCCTGTTATGTTTATAAATTTTGGGAATTTAGGTCTTTATAGGAGACGATATCTTTAACGCCACAATGTGTGTCACGTCTTATATTCTAATCAGTGACTACGCGAATATACTCTATTTATTTTATATTAGTAAAAAATAAGTCGTATTTTATTTATCTAATATTGATTTTTACAGGGGAAACGTTCATGCGCACGCTATAAACTCGACTCATTTTTGGGATATGAATCAAGATATCCCGTTGATTCTTCTTTGATTATAGAAGGCTTAGGCATATCCTCTGATATGAGCGCTCCTATCATGTCTGTCATCAATATATCGTCGTGATTGCCACGACCGGGAATATTCCCGTAACTACCGTCCGGACGTTGCTCGTATTTGGATGCCTCCTTATACATGCGCTCATCCGGGTCTATGAACATATCGTCCTCGAACGCCACTATGAAATTATCTACCATGTCCTGCTTGGTCTTTTTGTTGGTCTGGAAGCCTATCTTCTTGTATATGCCGTTCCTTATGTCCTCGGGATCCGTCGCCGCTCGCATGTAAAGATTAGGGTAGATATCCTCTATCTTTTTCAGTATGCCACGAATATGATCGCCTTCCTCCACGAACTCGGATGCCTCTGATTTTTTCTTATCAAACGTATTGCTCTCGAAGGCGAGAAGGGCGTTCTTGTAGTATCTGGCGATCTTGACGGCTTTGTAGGCGAGCCAATCGTATCGTATATGGCCATGCCATCTGGCTACCACCTCCGGCTTTCCTCCACTGAATCGTAAATTCCATCTGTTTATCACTGTTATACATGAGGGGTCTGAGTTCTTGCTACGTCCACCGACATCGACGATGACAAGATACTCGTTGGATGTCCTTGTATCATCGGGCCTCTTCCAGATTCTCAACAGGCCGTTCGGATTCTTGGTGAGAATTATCCTCTTGGTCTTCTCTGATTGGGATATGTCGCCAATGAACTCCGGGGGTGATACGTATCTTTCCCGCATTACCTCGATCGTATAGATATTGAACACGAGATTACCGGAATACTTGAAACACTCGACATCATCGGATGGTGCCTCGGATGCCATCGAGGCGTGATCATGAAACGAGGCCCTTTTCTTGATATACCATTTGATGTGCTCCAGCGTAGCTCCTTTTTCCCATAGAGACCATAGATACTGTCCCGGCTCGCTATTGTCATTAGGGGAGGTCGTGACATCCCTTCCCTCTAATAGATCCAGTATGAAAAGCCGGGTCTCTTTCTTGTCCTTGAATCTTATCATGTCGTTCTCGATAAAGAAGAACGGTATGAATATCGCCTTACGGGATGACGTGCCCTCCTTGGCCATTTGGTACTCATCATAGAAATAACCGGCCATGCCATTAGCTGTAGACTCGGAGATTTCCATGGTCAACGGTCTCTCCAATATATTCGAGTCTATGTTTGTTATAACCTGCTCCGCCGATTTGCCGTCCGTTGTTTTCCAGTAGGCTACCTCCGAGAAGTGGGCCATGGCATAGTCCATACCACGTGTTGACTCGAAATTCTCATAAGATGCCACGGTTATCACGTTATCACGTACCTTGTTCCCGGACTGGTCGGTGATTATGGAGTCGGACGCCGAATGCTCGTAAGGGGCGAATTGTAGCTTGTCAACACCATATATAAATCCCGGGATATTATCGAGAACCTTTTTATACATGGCCTTGATACGTTTGGCGGTATCTTTCGTCTGGGCTATAATTACGGAATACCATCCTTCCATGACGAATAGCTGTATCCACGCCATATAGAGCTGTACCAAGGTGGAACCTCCCCATTGCCGGGCTTTCAATAATATTATACGGATCGGGACTCCCTTATGCCTCATTTCCTCCAGAACGGATAGCACGTAACGTTGGGCGTAATTAAGCTCGAAGGGGATCATTTCTCCCGCCTCTTTCGACTTGATCTTAAATAACGAGAAAAAGGCGAAGGACGGGTCTCTCGAGCAACGAGCCCAAAATAGCATGTTGGCCACGTCCTCCTCATTTATCCCATCTGAATCCGGGTACAGCTCGTTGAACCTTATCGTGTAGTCCTTTATGGAACCAGCTTTCAGAACATCTTGATACAGATCGTTCTTGAAAACCTCCTCGGTAAGCCACTGCACCCTTATGGGGTAATCATCTATGACAACCCTATGGATATGCCCCTCCATTCCACGCCCCGTGAATTGGTCATGCGTGCCGAATATATTTTTCAGCCTCTTGTTATTCTCGGCCAATATAGACTCAACCTCTTCCGTGAACGCTAATTTTCTGTATGACTCCATAGATGATATAGGCTATTAGGAATGACAGCAAGTGTATCCTCCAGTTGAATAAGGGGATAAACGCCATGACGATATTGCTCAATATTATTCTCCAAAGGCTTAGTTTATAGGCGTGATATCTGCGGGCGTAACATCCCATGATAAATCCGGACATGCCGCATGTAGGAACCGGCAATGAGGCTAGTGGTACGAACGAGGCCAAGACGCAAGACACGTAACCGATCAGGCATGTTTTCACACGAGGCTTAAACTGGAATAAGGCGATAAGATTTAATGATAAATGAAAGATGTTTGCGTGGGTGAACGTGTAAAGGAAATGGTCGTATGGTATGGAATTGGTATCGAAATAGAAATGTTTACCTGCGAGTTGGAGTATGACGCTTGTCAAGGCGATTATTAATGAAGGAATCAGTCTTTTTAGCTTACCTTCCATTTTTCCTTTCCCGGTTGATGCGTTGAATTATCGCCAACGCCCGTGAATAGGATATGTAAAAACAGGGGGCCGTTTGATAGACCGCGAAAGAGGTGATGAAATAAACGGAGCTTCCCTTGAATTCTCTCTTTTTCTCCAGCTCTTTGTAAATCTCATAAATGTCATCGATCATCTTGTTCCTGATCGATCGACCCTTTTCCTTGGTCTTCCCTTTCCTGATCAGCAGGATTCCCCTATACGCTTGAAGGGTGGAGATCCAGAACCTAGAGGCATGTGAGGATATAGCCCTCATTACCGCCTCTCGGTGGGATTTCACTTCCCTCATCTTCAAAGCACGTCTATAAGCTTCGTAAAGCTCCATGTCCCGCTCTGGGATGAAATCTACGCCATTAACCATAAAGAACGCTTGTTTTGGTGAACATCACAAAGATAAAAAATAGATTCACATGTTTGATTATTCTTAGGGTTCATGGGTTAAATAAAATAATCAAAATAACAAAACGGATATACCTTATTATTTTCCTTTGCCTAAAACAAAATCGATTAAGGTATGGCAGATATATCTAACAAAGAGAGATTCAGACAAAGATACGCCAAACGGAATCCGGATCTTAACATGGATGACGAGGAGGCTTACTACGGCTCGGTCAACCAGTTCATGGACGAGTATGAGGGTTACGAGGGAAACTCTAAGAAAATGCGGGAGAACCTATCGAAGAGTCCTGCTTTCGCCGAGTTGATGGTAGCCGCTAGGGATCAGGATGATTTCGATCCCGTGGTGTGGATGGTACAGAACAAGGGGCTTGACTTAAAAGCCTTGGTCGATGATCCCGATTATTCGCAAAAGCTGGCCGACGCTCATAACGCTTACTTGGAGAAACTGGCGAAACAGGACGAGATCGAGAAACAAATGTCGGAGAATATGCCGGCTAGCGTGGAAGCGATTAGGGCGAAAGCCTCGGAGATGGGCCTTTCCGATGATCAAGCGGAGGAGGTTATAGGCAAGATGTATCAAGTCATGGATGACTTGATCGTCGGTAAATTGGACCCGTCTATTTTCGAGATGATGGCCAAGGGAATGAATTATAACCAAGACGTGGAGGCCGCGCGGGAGGAAGGCGTTGCGGAAGGGATCAACAAGAAAGTTACCGACAAGTTAAAGGATCTTAGCGGTAAGCAGGAAAGACCGAGAGGAAGGCAAGGAGCACGGCAGGAGAAGCCGGTTACGCAAGACGTGAACAATCCTTTTTTATAATAAGAATAATAACAATTAATACTTTTGCGATGAATAAATTATTTAAAGACAAGATGTTTTGGGTCAAGGCTTTGTTCTTTGTCTTGGCGGTATTGACCGGTGGAGCGGCTATGGCCGTGGAGATCGGGGAGAATGGAAGTGATACGGATCCCAATGATGGCAAGCCGTTGGAGAACGCGACCCCGGACGCAGCAGGTAAGGGTATTGATCAGCAGGGGCAGGGGGCTACCGGATCTGCGGTCACTGACGCTGATCTGGCCGAGAACAAGGTAGAGGATTACGTCAGTAAATTTCAAGCGTACAAATATCCCATGCACACGGATTTCCTCAAGCTCGCCAAGCAAGTCCATGTCAACACGAAGGAACCGGAGCATTACAATATTGGCGAGGCTATAATGGATTGCGTTACCAAGGCGGCGGTGACCAACACGGAAAAGGACGCTGAGGTAAAACTAAGCTTGTATAAGAATGACGAGAAGTTATTTGCCGAGTGCAACACTGTCTTGGTAGACGGCGTAACCGGATATGATGAGAACGGAAATTCTGACGGTAGTCCGTTAGTCCTCTATGTCATATCCGCGGATAAGGCTAACGGTATTATGGTTTCCGCTCTTAATGGCCCGTTGGATGAAGAAAAAAACATGTATGTGCCGGATTTGAAAGCGGGTACCGGATTGCACATCATGGCACCGGCCATGAGTGAGAGTGAGGTGGAGATCGCCCCGGATTCCGCTTATCCCAAGAAAGAGATCGCCTACTTGCAGAAGAAGGTATGTCCGATTACGTGGACGGAATTCTTCGAGCGTATCAATAAGAAGGCTAAGTGGAACGTACAAGACTTGAAGGATTGGACTTTGTCTAATTTCCGCAAGAAATGTACACGCACGATGTTGATCGGTGTAGGTACGAAGTTCGTGAAGTATGGCTCCAAGAAAACAGGTACCGAATACGTGTATGCCCAGAAAGGCGTGTTGAGACAATTACGGCTGGGTTACCAGATCGGTTCGACATTGGAGTTCGCCGATCTTATCGGTATCACCCGTATGCTTTTCGGAAAGTACTCGAACACGAACGAGATGGACGTGTATTGCGGTACCAAGTTCATCGAGAAGTTGCTGAACATCGATTTCACGAAACATAAGGATATCTCATTCGTCAAGAAACAGAATATCGGTATTGATATCTCCTCTTTCGAGACCACTTTCGGAAAGTTGAACTTCAAGGTCGAGCACGCTCTTGACGATCTTGGATATGAGGAATGCGCCGTCGCTTTCCCGATGTCCGAGGCCAAGCGTTATTACTACCAAAAAGGAAAAACTCTTACCGTGGATCACTCCAAGGGAGAAGGCGGTGAGGTACGGGAGGCCAAATCCCAATATTATATTCAGGATGACTGCTTGATGCTTACGGGTTATAACTCGATGCTGATCGGTCCGGACGTGACAGTGAGCGGATATAAGCTGTCTATGCTTGACACAGTCGTTTCCAGCGTGGCTTCCCTGAGTTCCGTATCTACACCGAAAAAGGACGATGTGGTTTACTTGACCGTAGCGGACGATACGCACGCCGTCGGATTGTATGTATATGACGGTACCGCATGGAAACCATACAAGGGAGAGATTAACGTGTAAACTGTAATATTGTCAAACAAGACCCACCGGAGCAAACGCACGGTGGGTCTAATAAAATCAATCGAATGATCACGAAAACATATGAGTTGGTAGGCAAGGATAATTGCATGCTCCGTACTATATACTGCGGCACAAGGGTCAGCATGGAGTTCAAGGGCGGTAATTTCATCAATGGCAAGAACGCCTTACTACGGACTAGCAACCCTTTCGTACAAGACGCTATCGAGAATGATTGCCGATTTGGTACGTCTATCCGGCTCGTCTCTACGTTAAAAGACGATGATGTGTCTGGTGTCTCGGTCATGAGGAACTCGAGAGGCCGGGAAAAACAAGTGGAAGAGGTCAAGACCGTAAAGAACGTGAATGATGCTATTGACTATTTCGCCAAGATGGGCTATAAAGTGGAGAACGATGATATGCTCGAGGAGTTAAAGGATAAATTAAGTGTCTCGTTCCCGAACATGAAATGATATGGATATTGGCGTGAGCGACATAGTGAGTGAGGTCAAGATCTGCATAGACGAGATCGGGCTTAATGACGCTGAGTTCCTAGGAACGCAGGATAACGAGGAAATGGACACGATTATCAAGTCCAAGATATCGGAGGCGTTGCGCTTCGTGAACGGTAATGCGGACTGGAGCCTGTTGGAACCGAACAAGATAATAACGGACGGAACCATAGAGGAAGATCTTGTCGCTCATGTAAGCTTGCCGGAGAACTACTCTCGGATTTGTTACGCTAGGCTATCATCATGGCCTTTATTTATTTCAGATCCTATCTATTGGAACGATAAGGAATACGCCACGCTGTCGGATCCATACGCAACGGGGACATGGGAAAGACCTAAACTGGCGTTGACCATGAGGCCGGGTAAGACATTGGAGCTATATAAGGCGAAGGATAAATCCGACACGTTCGAGATCGGGATCATAACGGACGAGGATATAACGGATAGCTTGGAGGTAAGCCCCAAGCTGAAAAAGGCGCTGATCTATTATATATCCGGCCTCACGTTGCTTACTTACATGGATCAGCATGCGGACAGTATGTTTAATCAAGCGTTGGTTCTTATGGGTGTCAATCCATCCGGGGCCAACTCCAATCAATAACAAGACTATAGAATCATGGTATACATATTCAAGGACAGGTTAATTCGGGTAGAGTGGACTATTTACAAGGGGATAAGCCCGGTGAAAGAGGATTTCTCCCGATCTAATGTAAAGGTTTTTCTATTAGGCAACCGGGAGAAATATCTACTTCAAGCGAGAGCGGACAAAGGTACGCTTTATGTAGACATTCCTTCAGGGTTGGAAGAAGGAACTTACTCTATCGAGGCGATATGGGTCAAGAATATGGATCATGTCTTTGATACACGAAGCGTATGCCGCTCCAAGAAAGAGGATCTTTTCTCTATTACCGAATTTGAGGACGAGGCTACGAATATCGGAGAAGGCGTCGTCGTGCTGAAAGTAAAGACCTCTACGGCCACTTATGGCTATGATGGCTTGTCCTCATACGAGCTGGCCGTATTACGTGGGGACTGGAACGGTACGGAAGGAGAGTGGCTGAAGCATGAGCGTTACGTAAGCGTACTCGATTCCCGTGGTGATAGCGAGGTTGATACCATGAGCCAAAAGGCCATTACCGATGAGTTGGAGGCACAAGACAATGCCATAGAGGATATTCGGGAAGATACGGAAAAACTTGGTGAGCGTGTGGAGGAAGCGGAGGAAAAAGTTAATAATATGGGGGATGTCGTTGATGAGATCAAGAGCCACGCCCCGGTATCAGCCCGTCCCGCCGGTTTCAAGCCGGACATCGACCTTACCCCGGAGATCACGGTAGACCGTGCTTGGAGAGACCATGAGGGTAACGTTATCCGTGATACGTATATCACCCGGAGGGGATTGAGGAACGAGATAATCGACATCACCAACCAACAGGTAACGGACTTGAAGCCCGGTTCCGTCGATCCGGACGATCTTTCCGAGGCTACGAAGCAATTGATAGGTAACAAGAGCATTACCAATCTTCCGGACGAGGAGGATATAACCGTTTCGGAAAACCAGACCTTGAAACTGAAAGATAAGGAATACGCACCGAAGGATTACTCCGGCATGGGACGTGTGTATCTCCGGAAGCATTACGTGAACGGCGTGAACACGCTCACGCAGCACATGATGAGAAAGCCGAACACCATCTATATCATCCAATATGACTACTGTTTAGCCGGGCAGACTATAGTTATTCCTGAAAATTGCGTGCTGGATTTCCAAGGGGGGAGTTTGAAAAATGGAAAGATTATTTTTAATAACACGGTAATAGAGTCTAAAGAAAACTATATATTTAGAAATTTAGTTTTTGAAGGAACCACCATGGCTAAATATATATATACAGAGTGGTTTGGGGCAATACCAAATGAATCAACAGATTGTACTGATGCCTTTATATCAGCTGTTAAGTTTTCAGATTGCATAAAGAGAAATTCAAACCTTGCAAATAATATAACAAGTGGAGATTGGCATAATGCACAAAGCAAAATTAATCATTGTACAATAGCATTATGTCAGGGTGTTTATATTCTTAGTAGAGAATGGTTAATAGATAAACCAGTAAATATATACGGGAATGGAGCAACTATAAAAGCAAGTAACAACTTTAATGGGGATAGTTTAATTAATATACCTAATACAGTAGGGTATACGCAAGGAATTTATAAAGATTTTATATTAGAGGGAAATAATAATCAAATAATAGGGCTTATTACATATAGTAATACGTCTTTTTATAGTAACATCTATATAAAAGATTGTTTTGCTGGTGGTATTCAATGTAATAGAGCTAACACTTTTTCTGGTATAAAAATAGTAGTTACAAGCAGCATCGGTTATGATAATAGAGAAGATTTATCAGGAATTTACGGAATGAATATAACTTCCTCAGATGGGTATATAACAAACATGGAAATTGTAAATTATCCTATATGTTTACGAATTGGAGGTGTTGGAGGGTGGTTTATTGAAAATCTACACGTTTGGGGTAAAGAAGAAGCAACATCAAGTTCATTTAAAGGTGGTATAATCCCACGTATAGGAATATATTCGGAAGGAGAAAATAACATCATAAATAATTTTTATGGAGATACAATAATCAAAGCAGATGCTAATCTAGATTATTTGGATATAGTAAAAGGAATAGAAAATGGAGGAATGGCTATATATGAAAAGTGGAATCATGTAAATTTTTATAACAATATTATTGTCTATATTAATCAGGGAGTACATCAAGACCCTTCAAAAATATCTACAGATAATTTAGTAGCCTACTGTAATGGTGAAAGGCCAATTATTAATGGAATTCAAGTTTCTATCTCTTCAAGATCTTTAATGAATCCAGAGTTAGTTCATTATACGTCTGTCAGTCGTGAGTATAAAAACGTAAGAAATATTGCTAGAATAGGAGAAATAGCAGAATGGAAAGATAACACACTTGACCAATCTTATAGAATTAGATATAGTAAAAGTGAAACTTCAAATCTTGAAGGGGTAGTTTTAGATACAAGAAAAAAAGAGGGTAAAGCTATTGAGAACTTCTTTATTCAAATTCTTCTATATGGTAAGCAGGCACTGTGGGCTAATTTTAATGCTGATAATGTGCTGAGGTGTGCTTGGAACAATTTAACTGAAAGTTATGATAATAAAGAACGTGTTAAATCGGCTAATTTTGCTATAAAACCTGAGAAAGTAATTTGTTCTAATTATAAAGCAGAAGATTATTCCTATTTGTTCTTGGATAAAGACAATAACCAAATCAAGTATATGGGTTATGGTTCTGATGGCCCAAATGCTCGTAAAGTTATAGAAGTAATAGGACCAATAGGTAAGGCTATCACTTCCATAGTATATTCGGATGAATCTGTAGATTTTGGGGGTGCGATATTAAAGGCAAGTCAATTTAGAGGAATGTGTATAGACTCTCAATTTAATATAAGATGCGCACCATTATTAGGTAATACTACACTTAAAAGACCCACTGAAAATATACCTATAGGTTTAATGTACTTTGATACTACCCTTAGCAAACCAATCTGGTGGACAGGCACAAACTGGGTCGACGCCACCGGAGCTACCGTATAACCATTAAAACATTATAATCATGAGACAATTCATATACAAAATCATCAGAAAGATATTTAAGCTTGTATTCAGTATCTACAAGCCGAAGGTAAGGACATTGTACAAAGGCCGTAAGAACATTGATCTTACGGAGAACGGCGACCAGCGCATAAGGGTAGGAAAGCCTTTCTATCTGGCCGGGAATACCTATAAATTAGATCAGTTGGATAATACGAGCGTATTCAAGCTGGCCCTTTACAAGAAGGATGGCGAGGATTGGTCAAAGGCTAACGACCTTGATTTGATCTTGAGGCTTAACGCCGGCTACAACATATTTTACGTATAACGAACTAAAGCACGATACATCATGGAAGAGCGAAAAGATATTTGCGAGGGTTACGAGAGGGATAGCGTACAGCAGCTAGACAAGCTGGCCAAGGATAAGAACGAGCGTTTTCCGATCTATCCGTTGACATACATTCAGGCCGTATATGACGCTAGGACGAAAGAGAGGCTTGATTCCATATTGTGGAAATGCAACAACGTGTATTTGCCTTGGATGGGATCGGCGGGGGATACCCGCGTACAGTTACCTTTCTGGATGAGAAGGAAGGGTATCATAATCACTTACAAGAACCTTGAGGATGAGACGATAACGGAGAAGCTCTCCTATGATCTTTGTATCGCCGATGATTTCTTCCGTCTTGACTCCTCTTGGACTAGGATAACGGACGCCCTCCCGGTCGGGGGTAACATAACCATAGGCTCTAACGGCAATTGGTTTCAAGATGGAGTTGATTCCGGCTTCAAGGCGCAGGGACCTAAAGGGGATAATGGGCTTACTCCCATGCTTCGCACGGTTAATAACAAGCTTCAATACTCGTATGATGGAGAGGTATGGAATGAGATCTCTGAGTATATCGCCGCTTGGTTCCGCTTTCAAGACAATAAGATCCAGATATCACGGGATCAGAAAACATGGTCTGACCTGTCAAAGCCGTTCACGCAAGACCTGTATATAAAGGGGTATGTCGCTACCTCGTCAGCCCTGCCCTCTACGGGCGTGAAACAGGGTGATATCTACATGGTAGGCCCTACGTACGCGGCTGAGGACACGGAACATAAGAATCCTATATACCGGATGTACGTGTATAACGATTCTGGATGGGTGGATAACGGGGTTTTCCAAAGCATAGCCGCCGGTGTGGTTCAGACGATCGGGAATAGCGAGACGGAGGTCATGAGCCAAAAGGCTGTTTCATCCATCGTCGGCCTAGACACGTACCCTGTCTTCTCCGATACCAAGCCCTACGTAAAAGGCGAGATCGTTAATTACGGCGGTCTCTTGTACGAGTTCACGGCTGATCATGAGGCGAGGGAGTGGATTGGCACGGACGCAAGGGAGACTAGCTTGAGGAGGGAAATTGTAAACCTTGGTATTAAACATGATTCTTACTCAGGTTATTTGCCCGTTGATTACGGACATTTATACAGTTATAACGGGGGAAATGGTAGTTATGTTGCAAATAACCTTTGGGATGCCGTAACGTTTAGAATTTATAACCCAACGGGAAGATTGGAAGTTACGGGCGCAAACGTGGCTTTCTTTATATTCTTTGATGAAACCCGAATTAAAGATACATATTTGGATAGTAATACAACCGGAATAATTCCGGCGGGCGCAAAACTTTGTGTTTTGGATATGCGTAAATCCGACAACCCCAACGGATATGCCAATTTAAGAATACGCCAATATGGAAGCGGAGCCGACAAAGGCGAATTATCACTTTTGAATGAAAGTGCATTGCAAGTTTTTAGCGATGTTTACAATATGGCGGTAAAGTTTGACGACGAAGATATTACGCCGGAAGCAATAGCGGGGCAATACTTTAATCCCAACGTTTCGGGTTTGGTCGCAAACGAAAATTTTAAATGCTACAAATTGGACGTTTCCGGCTATGTGGGTAAGGTATTGCACGGATATACATACACGTCCGGGACAATGTGGAGTTGTTCAATGACAGACGAAAATAACGTTGTTTTGGCAAAGTTTAATTATCGCACTAGGGACGACAGACAAAGCAATATAATTGACCGAATGTTTTATATTGGTAGTGGCGTAAAGTATCTGTATATTAATTGTGCGGTTTCTTATATGGGGGCTTTCATAAAAACGACGAAACGGGAATTGAATACGAATAAAGTAGATATTTTCCCCGTTAATATGAAGATGCGGGACGTTGCGACCTATATAGGCGAACCGTTTGTTATACCGAACCATTACGGCGAATTGTCCGGCGATGCATCCGATAACGGAAACATTAAACCGTCGGCAAATTTTGATTTGGTTGTTATTAAATTGTTATCCCGCAAACCAATTATCGTAGAGGGTGCAACGTGTAAGTTTTATTTGTTCTATAATTCCGGCGACCTCAAAAACGAAACGTATTTAGGAAATAATAGGACCGGAGATTATATTGCAGGCGCACAATATGCGGCATTGTTGTTTGAAAAATCGACGGGTTCCAAAGGCTTAAATTACAATCAAATCCGAATTGTACAAGACGGAACCGTTATAAAGCATGATGATGTATTGCGGCAACATAATATTGAAACATTAACCCCGGATGAAGTTGTACACGGTTATTTTATCATGCCGGACGGTTCAACACAGGCAAACGCAAGTTTTAGGTATGAACGTTATAATTTGCCAAACGTTTTTTATGATACGTTGTTGTTTAGCGCACAATATGGCAGTCATACCAATATTGCCGCAATATTTTATTTTGATAAAGACGATAATTTAATTAGTAAAGAATATGACTTTAATACTAGTACAACCGGGGGCATTATATTTAATAATGCGCCTTTGCATATACCCGATAATGCGGCATATATATTATTTAATATAAGAGAGTCTTCCGGCGGTACAATGTATATGAAAACGGTGGGCGAATATTACGATTTGGGACAAATGGAAACCGATATTGAAAATATCAAAGGCGGTAAAAAGTTAATCAAATTGCACGTTTACGACACGGAACCCGGAAGAAATGAAAATGCGTTCTATGTACGTGCGAAATACAACGATACAAAGGATATATTGTTGTTGTATTACATTAACCTCAATACTTTATTGTCGCCTAAAACGGCATATATTGGGGCAAACACTTTGAGCGATGCGGATTTGATGGCGTCGGCAAACATTGTTTCTAATCATTCGGATAGTACCGCCCCGTTGTTCCAAAGTTCATTATATTGGCATTTGTACGCCCAACATGGGTACGTTATCCCGGTCGTGCCAAATACCGTGGGATTGACAACCGCCGATATTGGGGCGTTGTGGAAAGACCAATTAGACCGTCAATATAATATCGGCAACGTTATTGGTTCCTCAATCTATTTGTTGCCCGTTATCACACGGGGAGCCGAGGGCAACGATACAAGGGGATGGAAAACACCAAATAACCCAGCTATTACTGCATTAACGCACGTAAGCGGGGGAACGGTTACGACCCCAATAACCGTGGCGTCGCAATCGACAACGCAATTGCGCCCGATTATGAAGCATGAGAACCGCAAATTTTATATCGACGGGCGGGAATTAACCGAACCCGGAGATTACGAGGGCGACGATTTCACGGTATCAGAAAGCCAAACGGGTTACGACCCCGCAAGTATTGAAACATGGTTCCCGACGCCGGGGGTTATCGGTACGCCCGATTTAACCGGAGCCGTCGAAATGGCACGTTTTACATGGTCGTATAATTTCCGGGGTGCGCAATGTTGTGTTAATACAACGATTGACATACGCCGCAAAGTTGAATGCCAAAGTTACGGGGCAACCCAACAACAAACGTTCGTCGATACGGGCAATTATAAGGCTATGTTTATGATACCTAAAGCCGCACCACAAGGGGGAACAGAATTAGATAAGCCGTTTAATTCCCCGGCGTTGACGTCGGGCGGTTATTCGTTCTTTAGAAATACGACGTATTTAAAAGACGTTGACAAACCGATTGACCGTTTGATTGCCATGTTGCACAACCCGAACGATAACACGTATTTGGTAGGTATGGCGGCGGGGTTATCGCTTGTAAGCGGGGAAACAATCCCGGCAAAGCGTAACGCCAACATTCCAATTGCACCCAACGCCAACGATGTGCATTATAGGTTAGGAAGTTTTAGCCCGTCGAATAACAATAAATTTTATATTGCTGCAATCAATACGTCGCCGTTTGCGGATGATGGGTACAATTTGCCTAATACCTATTTCAAGGAAATAAACTATTATATTTCTTACTTTGACCCGGCAGCAAATCCGGGACAATTGTATTGGTATAAGGACGGCAATAGTTATATTATCTATTCGCATTGCCAAAGTGTACAAAGTCGGGTTCCATTGACGTTGCCCGATTTCATGGAGGGTTTGAACGTGGAAATTGTGGAACAAACAGACAACGCCGTATTGTTGACCGATACCGTACAAAACGGAAAGTTATTTGTAAGTTACAACACGGACGAGTCAAATTACATCGTACTAAAAACAAAATAAAACATATGTACCGTTACCTCTCCTACATATCCGACCTAGCGAACTGGTTAAAGTCCATCGCCATAGCCGCCGTTGTCACGGCGATGGACTTCGTTTCGCCGATCGAGAATTTCTTGGTGGTGATCCTGTCGCTGGCCTTCATCGATACGTTCTGGGGGTTGGCTGCGGATCACGGGGATTTCCGGAAGAGCAAGTTCATCCGTAGCTGGGTGTACATGCTAGTCTATTTCCTGATCATAATCATCTCGTTCTGGATAGGCGTGATGATGGATATATCGGAGGATAACGCCAAAGCCTTTGTATCTTGGATCACGTGGGCGATGATATGGTTTTACGGTACTAATGTCTTGAAGAACATGGGCAAGGTATTCCCTGATAACAAGGTGATAGCCTTCTTGTATTGGGTTGCCGCCGTGAAATTTATCAGAAAGGTCAATTTCTTGGATGAGTATAACAAGACAAAGAATAAAAAAGGCTCCCCAGATCCAAAAGGATAGGGGAGCCGAATAAATTTTAGCTTCCTGTCTTTCGCAAGGGAGGATAGCAAGGTTAACAAAGCGTCACAAATATACGAATAAAATCAAATAACAATGGCAGAGAAAAAATTACCTAGAGGGTTGCGAAACTGCAACCCCGGAAACATTCGGATCAATAGTGATCTCTTTCAAGGCGAGATACGACCTAGCAAGGACAAGTCGTTTAAGCAGTTCGAGACTATGGCCTATGGCTATCGGGCGATCTTCAAGATCCTGTCTAACTATTACCGGAACTATAAGCTGGACACGATCCGCAAGATGATAGATCGCTGGGCGCCGGAAAACGAGAACGATACGGACGCTTACATTAAGGCCGTATCAGATTATGCTGGTATCCCGGCTGATGATCCTATCAACATCAACGATCGTGAGCAGATGATCCGGATCGTGGGCGGGATGAGCAAGGTCGAGAACGGTAGGGAGGCTGATATGTCGGACGTTATAGCTGGATGGAATTTACTTTAACAATAACAAGACCTAATGCTGTAGAGGTAAGCGTAAAATAAAATGGTAACTAAAAACATGACATTTGGAGAAGCTTTAGAGGCTATCAAAAAAGGAGAGTTGGTTTGTCGTGAAGGATGGAATGGGAAAGGCATGTTTATTTTTCAGCGTCCTGAAGATTGTCTGTCTACGGATATGGTCGTGAATAAGGTTAAATCCCTACCTGATGCTGTCAAGAAATGGGTTGCTAGTAAATATGGAGACTCGGAAACGGACAAGATCAAGTTCACGGCTTATTTGTGTATGAAAGCCGCTGATGATACTATCGTAAATGGCTGGTTGGCATCTCAAACGGATATGCTAGCTACGGATTGGATGATCGTTCGATAGATGAAACCGTGGCATATCATATTAATACTAGTGTGCTTGGTAGCCAGTTTCACGGCTGGCTACCATGTCCGGGGAAATGTAGCCAGTGATTCGATATCCAAGACCGACACGTCCGCCAAGGTGGATACGATCCATGACAGCATCCCGTACCCGGTCTATGAGACACTGGTACGAACAATACCTGAGCCTTTTCCTGTCTACATTACATTAGACGGTGACACGATTAAGGAACCTATATATGTCCCGGTGCCGATAACTCAAAAGGAGTACAAGACGGATGATTACCGGCTGTCAATATCCGGCTATAAGTCTAATCTTGATTACATCGAGGTTTATAGAAGGACTGAGTATATAACCAAGACGATCTCCCCCCGTAGATGGGGAATCGGAGCGATAGCCGGTTATGGGATCGGAAAGCATGGCTTGTCACCCTATGTCGGGATAGGCGGGTTCTATAGGATTTGGTGAAAAAGGTTAAGCCCACCGAATCTCACGATCAAGCGAGCTTAATATTTATTTATGAATGCGTGCGGGGTAAAGCCCCTATTCCTTCTCTGATTCGACCCGGACGAAGGAAAACATAGCCAAGCCATGTGTGTTTTTCGGGGCTTCCTTGATATAACATGCGTGGCTTTATTAATGTTCAATTAAAATATGAATATGAACAAGGTCGAAGAGTTTTACAAGCGAGTGATTTGTATCGCAGGTGAGGTATGCGGGGTTGATCCCGTAGACATGATGTCATTTAACCGTGAGGAATGCGTTAACGCCCGTGGTATCCTCATTATAATACTCTTGGATAAGGGGTACTCGGAGAAAGTTGTGGCCGATCTTACAGGGCTTACCAGACGGGGCGTTAATAGGATCAAGAACGATTTTCCAGATAGGATAAGGCGTAATTGGATGATACATATGCTTGACCGGGAGGTCAGGAACAAACTAGGAATGAATAAGGAATAAGCTAGGAACAAGATATTTCCCATGGTATGGACTTCTCTGGATTTTTGTGGTGTCCGGGATAACCCGGATATGACCATAAAAAACTTCACATATGGAAGCAGAGAAAATCATTAAAGAGAAAGAGATCGTCCATGAGGATGAGCACAAGGATTACGCAAGCAAGGGCGTGGGTAACGCCGGCTTGACATTGGGTATCATTGGTACGGCTCTTGGAGCTTGGGCGGTGTCACGTAACCGTGGCGGTTTGTTCGGCGGTGGCTGGGGAGCCGGTATGCCGGAGAACGTTAACATCAACACGACCACAGGAGGCGGTGGTGGTTCCGGGGTAGGCGCTCCGACTGCGTTCATGGCTTGGGAAAAGGGCTGTGAGGAGGCGTTATCGCTTACAAACGCAATGTGGGGATTGAAAGTCTCAGGTATGCAAGCCGATTACGATCACCGCCAGACGGATATCGCCGAGAAATTCGCCTTGTGGAAGTCACAGGTAGACGCTGATTTCGGATTGTACAAGTCACAGGTAGACGCTGATTTTGGTCTATACAAGAACCAAAGAGACCAGTTCGATGTCTTGAAGGCTCAGATCGATGAATTGAGGTGTCAGGTGGCTGTAGGTTCGGCGATTCGTCCTTACCAAGACAAGTTGCTTCAATGCGAGATCGAGAAGGCGTTCACGGCTAGTGTCAATTACACCGATCGTAGAACCAGCCGTATGATCACGGGAGAATTGGTATTGCCAAATACCCCTACGGTAACAGGCTATCCTAGCTACAATCCGTGCTCATGCCCGGCATCCGCTCCGGCACCTACGGCTTAAGGTAAAGTTAGTGGCTTGTGCTCCCTAGGGGGCGCTTGCCGCTTTCCTTTTTTTAACCACTAACAGTATTATCATGCAGACAAATGTTTTTTTAGGGGGGAGTGACCCTGTATTAGGTAGCAACCCTTATAATCCGAATATAAGCGAGATAGAAGCAAACATTCAGCGTCTCCAGCAAGCGCAGCAACAGATGGAGATTCAGAAGCAACGTATGCTTAACCCTTCTGCGCAACAGGCCCAAAGCCGTAATCCGGTGTGGGACGAGATAGATAAGCTCGTTAGCGAGATGTCGGATAGCGAGTTCGAAATGGTCAATAACAATCCGGAGTATCAACAGTCCTACCAGAAGGTAATGGCTATCCTTAACCGTGAATACATGCGCATCATGCGTCCGTTGGTGGAGGAGAGCAAGGATGGCAAGGCCGCCTTGGAGGAATTGTTGGGAATGGCCAAGAAGATAAAGAAATCGGCCTCAGAGGAGGTTAACAAGAACATGGCGTTGTTCGCTGAGTACACGGCCAAATACGCCGATATGCCATACGCCGACTTCCTTAAATTGAAGAATAGCGGAAAAGGAGGTAAGAAATGACACGTGAGGAAGGTATGCTTATCGAATTGATCGATAAGGTCAAGAGACAAGGGTATGCTATCAGTACCTTGAGAGAGGAAGTGGAACAATTAAAGAAAGAGTCCTATGGAACTAAAGCAACAAGCTCTAGAGCTAAAAAGCAGGCTAATTAACTCGGTGGAGATATGGGCGGAGGAAAGGGTTGACTCTTTCGTCTCCGGGAACACGGCGTTCAAGCCTCTTGGAAAGTATCTTAAAAGGGGTGTCCATAACATCCTCGTGCAAAAGGATAAGGAGATCACTGAGAAAGTGGAAGGATTCATGTTGTTTGCGGCTGACGAGAATGGCAATTATGACAAGGAAGAGCTATTCGATGACGCTATGAACGTATTCAAGAGCATGAAGCCGTATAAGTTCGAGCAAGGATTCTTGAAGGGTACGATCGGGGAGGGATCTATATTGGTGGAACTTCCGGATAACGCTCTTATGAATTTTATCCTAGGCGAAACGAACGCTATCCGTATAACGGAAGCGGATTTTTTGGAGTTGAAATCAATATTTACCGAATAATAATATGATATATGAGATACAAGGAACAGATAAGGGAGTACCAAGCCAAGGGACTAGGCTCCGAGAAGAAGATGTGGGCCTCCATAGACGTGATGGAGGAGGCTATGGAAAAGTTAAGGGAGAAAGACCCGGAGGCGTATGACGAGGCTATGCGTGATTTACATGAGGTTTTTTGTGGGCCTCATTATAATGAGTGCTTTGCTAGGATGGACGTGGCGGCAATGCGTCATAAAGGCAAGGCGGGAGAACATAAAGGTGAGCACTGGAATATGGAGCAGGTGGCTACCGCTATAAAAGGTATGAGCATCCCGGGAAATACCAACATATGGGACGTGTACGTTGCTCTTAACGCAAACTGGCACGACAAGGAAGTAAAGTTTACGGAATGGTTCGGTCCAGATGCCGAGAAAAAGATCATCGAGGACGCTATAAATTTCTATTTCCTTGACGATGACGCTCCTGAAGGCAAGGTTTGGATTTATATGTGTGCCATGGATGACTAAGACACGATCACATAACAAGAAAAGAAACGATTCTGTAAGACGGGAGATAGACCGCCTTATAGAATCGTTGTCGTTCGAGCCTATAAACTTTCATGAGATTAAGGCTAGGATAAGGCACCTAATGAGCATAGAAGGGAAAAGAAAGTGATATTACACTTTATCCTCTATGCTGACATCAAGGCTTGTCGTGCCTTATTGAGCGCATCTTGATTAACCTGTCCGTTGATTGCGTTCATTTGATCAGCTGGGACACCTTGGATATTTCCACCTTGCTCAACTACTTGTTTGTTGGATTGAATGGACTGAAGTATCTGGTCTGATCCGGGGTAATATGATAGTGATAACATTTGCTCCGCAGAAATGGCTCCGGCCATCCATAATTCCTTCACCAAGTCGTTTAACATCATTCTAGCTACCGGAGATTCAGCGGATTCCTTGATGTTGACCTTGAAATCTATATCTTGGACTGTCTTCGGGTCATACTCATTATAAGTGGCATAACCTGCGGATCTCTCCATCGATATGTTCCTTGGGGATTGATAATATTGATGGATCGTTTTCATCTTCTTGCGAGCGATCTCGGCCTCGAACGTGGAGAACTTGGTTAGTAACGTAGCGATAGATGTAGTGGAGTTCTGTGTTTCCATGGCATATCTGCTTGCCGCTGTTGATCCCGACGGGGTTTTCCCTTGCAAGGCTTCCGACACGGACGTTATATCGTTTATGAAACTCAATTGTAATTGCAATAGCTCCGTGGTACCGATATTGGTAGAGTTCGATGTTATGACTTCCGGTTTGTTCCCGCTCTTGGACGGCTCGTAAAAAATAAATGATCCGATCTCAACGAATTGCTCGGCGAACTCACGATTGGACATCCCGTCCGGAACGGAGTCTTTAGGGATCATCTTTACTCCCTTTACCGCTGATTGGATAGCCAAGTCGTTAAGCATGATCAGCCGGTTGATGTATCGTTGCTGATCTATGATAACGGAAATAAAAGGAACTGTCCGTCCATTCACCAAATAGTGTAGCTTGTAAATATAGGGGTGAGACTTATATTCATAAGGCGTGTCATACTCGGTAAGTACACGTCCGTCCGGTGATAGCATTTGGAAATGCCAATATTGATCTATTATATAGGTGTATTCTATCAATGGGATCTCCTCCGGAGGTAATCCCTGTGACATTCCCATACGCATACGATCCTCGTTCTCTCTCTTGATGACAGGAAGATCGCTAAGCTCTATCCTGTATATAGGATCATCGGTGTCCATGATATCCACGCAACGGTATCTAGGCTTGTTCTCCAGTGTCCAAACATGGTAGGTCCGGCACAGGTCGGCGGCGGGAGGCGTGTCGAAAGACTCGTCCATGAAACGATCCGTCTGCTGGGTTCCCAGATTTTCCATACGATTGAGCCAAGGTGAGTAAATCTCCTCTAATTGCCTGTAATCATACTCGGACTCCGCTAATACCGAGGCCAGCTCGCCTAATGTATAGTCACGGATCTCCCCGATCAAGGAATCATCCCAGTGCCTTGGATCATTGGCTTTCGACTCATAGAAGAAATAGGAAGGGTTGACCACGTAGGTGTAGCTGTCCTCTATATCGTCATGGCTAGACCATTCTTCCGTTACCACGGCGCATCCACCGCAAATAAACTCTATCATTTCGGAGGTGAGGACATCTTTCATAAGGTTATTTTCCCAGTTGGTCTGTAAAGCGTCCGTCATCATCTGTGACTTGGTATCCGCGTCTTTCTGCCGGGCAAAACATACGGGAAGGGTAGCGGTCTTTGCGTATAACCCGGCCAAAGTATTTACGATCTTGAAAAGATGATTGTTCTGCAAAGCGACCCCTCCCGTACGCCTCGCTATCCTATCACGTTCCTTCATCCTTTTCCCGTCCTTGTCCACCACGATATCACCCCATTGGTCACCGAACACGTAACGGAAATTACGAAGACGGGTGGCCCTGAAATCGCTAAGGTTTTCCCAAGCGTTTTGGCACCTAGACAGTAAAGGTATGTTGGTCTTGTCCGTGCCTGATATCTTGATGCGGTGCTTGACGCTATCAACCGTCGTGGGGCGTCGGGAAAACCGTGATTTAGGAATAAGTCGTTTCATGATTGATCTTTTTAATCGCAAATAAATCGAATAAAAGCACTTGGTTTTGTCAGAATAACCAAAATAACAAAATAATCATACCTAAAGCCCTATTTTTGCCAGAAAAGGATCACAAATGACATATGATTTTGAATATATAAAGGCGATAGATAAATGCGAGATGCTATCCAGCTTCGAGGGACGTGATCTCGTCGGGGATAGCGGGGAAAGCCTATATCTAAAGATAAAGATAACGGAACAGGACAGGCCTCTTATAAGGACATATCTGGAACAGGCGGCGAGGGTTCTTGAAGAAGGTATGGCCAAAATCATAACCTCTTCCGCTTATTCGGAAAAAGGGTTCGTATGGGAGGTCAGGACGGAGGATACACGTTGGAATGTCAACAGGAAATTGGACGAGAACCTGTTGGACGCTCTGGTAGGTTATTCCATGATGAGTTGGCTTTCCGATCGGAAGCCTGATAGGATAGGGGTTTATAAATCTTTGTGGGAGGATATGTCCGTTATGTGCGTGAAGAATATATACAGGAAGAATCCCCCGCTATTAAAAAAAGCATGATATGGACATAAATCTAGGTTGGACATATTTAAAGCATGACATAGACCAGTGGACGTGGAGGCTGGGAGATATGAGAAAGGAGGATCCCGGTAAAAGATTCTCCTCGCAGTCCGATGATAACGAGGCCGATGATACTTTTATAAGACGCAAGATAGAGGAGGCGGTGGCGACCTTAAAGGTTTCCTTGTCCGGTATCTTGGAGGATATACCCGGCGATTCGGATGACTCATTGGATACCGATGCCGTGAATTGGGTGTTGCGCATGAAGGATCGTCGTGGAGGATATGATAGCGAGTCATTGGCGACCTTGGCCCATAAATACGTGGTGTGGTTCGTCCTTTGGAATTGGTGCCTGATTTACTTTGAGGAACTAGCCGGAAAGCTAGAGGAGGAGTTAAAGGGTATAGCGTCCATGATAGAGGAAACCGCCTATTCAAGGAAAGCTCCTCGAAAGTGCAAGAGGAAGCCGTTTAAGGATATCGATGATGTCATTGTTGATGATGTCATTATAGAAACAGGAGAAATATGAGAGACAGGAAAATCATACAGCCACGTGTCGATATGCGTGGATTTGAGTTAACGATAACGCTATTGAGGTGCGAGATTGAGTATGACGTGGATTTCGAGACATGGAAGGTTGGGGATGTATCGGGCCTTCCCGGAAAGGAAAGAGCTGGGCTGGAGACCTCAGAGGAAACGGCGGATTGGATGTTTCGTCAAGTGAATGACGCGTTGTCGGAGGCTACCGGCCATTTACGGGCGTTTTCACCTTGGGTTCAGAGCCGCGCCGTAACGGACGAGGTGAAGGATGATAGGGAATGGATCATAAACTTGGTGATGGAAAGAGGATGGCGTGGGGATCCGAGGAGATTGGCCGTTTATATCCACCGTTTCGTGGTTGATAGCGTATTATCTTTTTGGTATAGGATGGTAGATCCATCTAGGGTACAGATGTACGCCTCTCAAAAGGAGGTGGATAGAAGAAATATCATAAACGAGGCAAGGGAGACACAGGTTAAGGATGTTTATTTCAGATTATAGATCATGGGAAAAGGTTTTGAGAATGGTCACATGAAGATGGGAGGAAGGGAGAAGGGAACCCGGAATAAGAACACGGAGATAAAGAATTTTTTCCGTGATTTCGTAATCGACAATCAGGAAGAGTTCAAGAAAGCTTTCCTCAAGCTAAAGGATAAGGATAAATGCGCTGTTTATTTAAAGGCTAGTGAGTTCGTGGTACCAAAGGTATCCTCTATAAAGTTCGAGGACGCTAAAAACACTAATTCCGCTATTGAGTTATTGAAGGTAGCGGCCAGTTATAAAAACGGGAATAAAAAGTGATCTCTATAAAATAAAATAGGATAGCGTATGCTCACGCACCCACTATCCTTATAACCTTAACTGTGAAAATTTACGTAAATATTACGAAATTTGCAGTTACAAATATATGACTTTTTTAAATTATGGCAATGAATACTGTAATTTTTTACCTAAGTTTATTATTTCTCCTAGTCTCGAACAATATCCTTGTCCCTGATAATGTATCTAAATCATATAGGTTTGAGAAATAAACGAACCGATAGTATTTAAAAGCCCTTTGCCTAAGAGATTTAAGCCGAGACCAATTTTTCCTATCTGCGCTTACGAATACCGCTATCTTGATTTTTGAGGACTCATCCTTTCGTAAACCCAACGTCCTAAGATCGACTAGTACCTTAAAAGAGAAAGGATCTCCTAACGTCAAGGCACGTGTGATCGCTATTCCTTTTCTGGTATCTTCCGAGACATATTTTTCCAGTGAGTACAAGGCGTTACCTATTTGCACCACCGAGCTTGGATAATCTTGCGCCATGGCCTTGACCTCTTCCCCTACGAAAGTGGAGAATTCCCCGGTGTCCAAAGAATATACATAATGCTTTCTAGTCCCTTTGGGATAAATATGCAATAGGGAATTCGTATAATCATAGGCAATCTTACAAGTTCGCAATGTCTCTACGAAAGTTTCCGTGTCCGGGATGAACAGATCGCTAAAATCCGGGTTGACATTAAAGAATGTCTCATCAATATTTACTCCTTCCAACGATGACGATAAAAGGCTGATATCGGAGCCTTGCAATAATTTAAGGCCACGCTCGGTACTGAATACTATCGAGGAATCCAGTTGCGTGATACTATCCGGATTATTGCAAACATCCCTGCTTATAGGTTGGATGGAGGAATACAATCCCGCGTCCGATAATTGCAAGGCCCATATCCCATCGGAAGAGAAAGCGTATAAGGGAAACTGCCCGAATTGCCCTTGGGACAGCGCTTTCGTGGTGGATCGGATACCTACGATCTCACCGGTTCCCACCGTGTTTATTCCCGCCAACGGGAAATAAAACGGGTTATTGACCTCGGACGTATATATCTTGTTTGGCATATTGACCGACTTGTCCGTTGATATTGGTGTGCTATCGCTGCCCGGTTTAAATATGATCGGGGCGTATGAGTCGAAATAGTAAGCCCCGTTCAACGTGTTATGTGGAGAGAGGGTAACGATCGCTTGGTATCCGTCCGAATTCCGTGTTATCACCATCTTGTATGCGTTAGCGTTGGGGTAATATAGGTAATGCAAATTGATACCAAGGTTATATGAGGAGGATGTTTGAACGACGATATCCTTTTCTCCTTCTCTTATGAAAACCTTTATGCTCAACGTGCTGCTACCGTCGTTGTACGTTACCATGGACTCCGGAGGATAACCATCAAATAGTATCCTTTTTATATTAGCTATATTTAACCGCTGGTTATAAGTATAGGAATAATCAGGTATTAGCCAATCTAAATTCTGGTACCCGTCCGCGTCAACAAGCTGCTCTCGATTTTGCAACGATTCCAGCACATTATCTTCTAAAGTGAGAGAACGTCTTTCACCCCCGTTATAACCGCAAAAGTCCTCATACGCTATGCTTGCTACTTTGTAAAACAATGAATTATCCGGCACCTTATTATCCATGGCCTTTCCGGGTAAGACGAGTTGATCGGTATAACCTGATCCCGGCAGGGCTATGGACAAGGCTTCCTCGAATGTATGCCTGTTGTAATATCCTCCACCTATAGAGTACACCCCGAAACCGTTATCGTCTGATATTTTTTGTGCCCTATTAATCTCCCCATAATAATCAAAGGTGTATATTGGCGGCGTTATGAATATATCAAGGCTTTTAACTATGTCCTTCCACCATTCCCTTTGATTCCCCATTCCGCTGACTTTGTAATTAATGGAGCATACCACTGAGGATATAATGAAGTTTACAATGATCTTTGCGTCAAAATCCTCTGTGTCCACGTCAATAGTAAATGGAACGTGAGGAGTTACTCCGGACGATGGTATCATCAGTATCGGGGCTGATTGCATGTAAGACGTTCCGTCATATAGTCTATAAGCGTAACGAATAAAGAACGGATATATAAACATGCCTCGATCTACACTTCTCTCCCTGATAAATTTTGAGACATATCCCATCACGGAATTACTGATAGTTGATAGTTGATCTTCCGTAAAGGCTCCATCATAGGGCGGATCAACGGATACGGACAATTGTTCGGTCTTATCCAATGATCCTACCAATCCGAATGACAGGATAGGGAAGGGGGGCTTATCTCCTAATTCCTTATAAAACTCTCCATCCCAAAGTAAATATCTTATAGGATCTTCGCTTATTACAATCAAGGTGTTTCCTATGGACGTGATAGCTTTGGGAATTTTGTCATATTGGTTCGCCCCTATAAGATGGGTCGTTCCGTCCGTATCCGCATAGCGTAAAACATTCGTCTGGAAAAAGATATAGTGAAGGAGATCCTTTGTCCGATGCACGTACATAAGTATCGATCCTTCCGGAAGGGTTATGCCTAGTTCTTTTGGAGGCTGTATATTCACCAGTTCGCCATTCTTTGGTATCAGATTCACGCATTCTGATAATTCCCCCTCGTTTCCAATAGATGGAGAACGGTGTATCCCATAGGATAATGAAATATCTTGCTGTTCCATTTTTTGCGATAAAATTATATGATATAAGTAATAGGTTTTGACATATTGATCAAAACCTATTGCATTTAGATGGCCTTGATGTGCCTGTTATAATGAGTCTATCTCAATGACGGATTTAAGAGATATGGGATCGTCTTCCCACGTTAAGTATTTATTTGTTAATTTATAAATACTGCCTTTTGGAAGTACGATCGCCGAGTTGTGATCCTCGACGGAAAAATATTCCTCGTCATGCGCCGATCTCTCGTCCGTCCATACCTCTCCTTGCCGCACGGGGAAGTTATCAAGGATAACCTCGTCACCATTCTTGTTTACGGCCAAGAACACTATCGTTTGCTTGCCTAACTTCATGACATATTATAGTTTACTTATTCCTCGATTTGATTGGCTCATCAAGTATTTTTATCGACAATAGCGGATCTTTCTCCGTTAAAGTGTTCCTTAATTTTCATCATTATGAAGTCGAAGTGATTTCTAAATTCTTTGGTATGAGTAAACACGGGAAAATCTATATCAGACAAGTTCATATTTACAATATCGCTCATACACTTTACATGCTCGGAATGAGCCTTATTATAACCGATCCTATAAGCATCCATAACCAACCTTCTGACATCCATCCGGTCTATTGATTCTGGCTGTGGATCACACACCTTTTTTGAATGTTCAATCGCTAGCATTGTAACTTTTTTCTTTTTCATGTTCATATCTTCTTAAAATTGAATTTCTAATTGTTTTTTATTAGCCAAATAGATGGCTTTGCTTACTCCGGAACACCACCAATTAAAGGCATCTTCGGCAGAGTCGAACTCTAAGTACTTTCCGTATAAAGTCCGTAGCTTTTCTATTGTATTGATATATGCTCGACGGTGTAGTGGATACATTCGAAATTCTGAACGTTGGCCTTTACTATTCATAGGGCAACCAATACAACCTATTCTATCCATGATTTTGTAAAGAGGACAAACGGGAATATTTCTCATTTTCAGAAACTCGAAAACTTCCGAAGTTGTCCAGTCGAGAATGATAGAAAGTAAAGGTTTATCGCATCCCAGCTTGCAATCGGAAGTAAACTCTTTACGTTTTGCCCGGCGTGCGCTTTCTTCTTTCCTTATACCGATTACTGTAAGTTCATTCAATCCTCTTCGTTCTTTGATTACTTCACAACAGTATCGACGATTCCGGAGGGGTAACATCTTATTTTTAAGAATAAGCTGAAACATCGTTTTTTCCGGATACAGCCAAGTCACATCGGGATAGTTTGACCGGATAAACCGAAGTACTTCCATCGGGTCTACAGACGTTTTGTAGAAATAGGCATTGAACTTCACTCCAGCCATCCGGCAAAGCTCATAGATTACCTGTGAGTCTTTGCCTCCGGAAAAAGCCACATGAAAACCGCTTGGAGAGTATTTCAAAGCAAGTTTTTCATACTTCTGTAGGGTTTCAATGGCCTTATCTATTTTGCTTTGCAACATGATTCAGTTTTTATTAGTTTTACGTTAATCAATTTCTTTGATAAGCTCACTCACCAACCATTCAGGTGGAATAGCTCTTGCTTTACAGAAATTTTCAATATCTTCTCTCTTAATGTCAGACACCTTATGTCCTCGAATGGTAAACTCTCTTTGGGGAACTTCTATTTTCCTCCGATTTGAATATCCATATTTATCTTTATAATCATTCATATTTTCTTAGATGTTAATTCCGTAAGTATTCTTATCCTCTTTTGATACATTATACCAATTTTCTCCGGAGACTATACCATTAATACCTTCACCTTGCAAATCCGATCTATCTTTGATTGTCTCAGAGATAACCTTGATTGTAGGATAGGTCCCGGTGTAAATTGTTGGAACCAGCTTTACTGCTTGAACTTCAAAAATGGAAGGCAATCCTTCACCCAGAAGATTATCCGGAACAACGGCCATTATTATCATTTTCCCTTCTGTAGATTTCTGGCATATCATATTGAAATATTCATTCTTCATGATTTATTTATTATTTGTTACCATTCTATTATTAATCCATAATCCCCACGTAGCCATTCTCCTTGATATACTTTGAATCCTTGTCTCATGAGTTCAAGTTTGCACTCATCTGAGAAGTATACCCAATGCGGGAAAAATATTTTATACTCGTTTCGTTTATTCGCTTCTTTTATAATATTATATATCTGATCTAACGATGGTGAGTTTTTTTCTAATTCTCTAGCTTTCATATATTTTTTTAATTATGAGCCTTCAAGGGAAGGCTCGGTTAATACTATTCCTCAGATCGAGTATAGGCATCCAATGGGTAACACAAATTTTATCACCATTAGTATCATACCATTCATTACATTCTCTGCAATACCAACCCTGTTGTAAGTATTTAAAATAATCAGTACACCAGCAGCCAGTTATTACCAGATCTTCATCATCAGGTAACTTATCTTTTGTGCTTATCCACGGGAATTGCTTTGCCTGCCATTCGGCACCTGCTATAAATCCCTGATAATACGCAGGGAATGCACTACCGCTACTCCTGCTTTCAGCAAATAAATGAGCCGCTTCCTCTATCGTCTGTCCCATATCAATATTTCTTTCCATTGAAATACTTATTGTTTAAATTCCCAAAACGAAAGCTTGCCTTTCACGCCTGTTATCGGCTTGTCAAACATTACAGGATTTGCCAATACCCAATTATAGACAACCTCTCTGCCTGTAATATTCTCATGCAGTTTAGGATTCATGCCGACTGTGTAGTTTTCTGTTTTCTCTGCCCAAATGGATGAATGATTTACTACGCAATCCACAATCTCTACGCTGCCAATGATTGTACCAAAAGGCAGATTACCAAACATTGTTTCTTTAGCAATCGTACCAAATGCAGCCTTCATTTGAGCATCAGTTAAATCGACGCTAAACTTTTTACCATGAGAACCAGCAGCATGAATAAGCACACGTCCACGATAGTTAGTTCTCCAAGTACGATTCTCAATGTCTTTGATACCGTGGACTATCAAGGATGCCCAAGGCTGTTTAATAGTTATTGCTTTCATTTTTCACCTCCTTTCCTCAATTCATCTATCAGTGCGTCTGCGCAAGCAACTGCATATTGAGCGATAGCCTTTGGAATCGTATGTTTTTCGTTTTCCCCGTATTTTACCTCAGAACAAGCATAACCCACCTCATTTTCATCACTTAAAATACCATTCATGGCGCTTTTAGCAAGCTCGTACCTACGCTGTTCCCAATCGATGGTATTATATGTTGCTTTCATGGTTACCTCCTTTCAGTAGTTCGGGATTGTCATACACTGAGCCTATAACACTTCCTTGGCACACCTCTGAGTCTAGCAGTTCACATGGATTAACCCCATCTAGGGATATGCACCATCCTGTATGTTCATACAAGTCGATTACTTTTGGAAAATCTCTTTTCTCTTCATGTTTCCATGTTGAGAATATAACGGCATAAATACGTCCGCTTGGAGCTTTTATTAAATCCCCCTCGTAAATCTCCTTTCCGCTCTTGTCTTTTAAGCCTGTGAACTGGCCTACGGTGTCTTTATGAATGTAATCCCATTCCATAAAAAACGGAGAGGCAGAGCCTTCATTGAATACTCCTTCCTTTTTTATGATTATCATATCTTGCTTTTCTGCCCCTAAATCCTTTAGTGTCGTAAGCATACCATGTACCCATTTCCCGCTTGTCGTACTTTTTCCTCTGAATTTAATCTCACGCATTTTGTACTCCTTTCTTTAAAATATCCTCACAAGCTCTACTATCGCATCTTACCAGTTTTTGATGGAAAGCACACCAAGCGTCCCCGCTTGCGTCTTCATCCTCGATAAGTAGGCAATCGCCGCATTTAACCGCTAGGTATTTATTGTCAAGGTGTCCTTCCTTGATAAGCCATTCGATAGTCTCTATCAATGCTTCAATCGGATCATCATATCTATGTGATGTATAGTTTACCCCGTATTCAATGCTGTATTGATGATCCTTCACCTTATTATCGGCATTATATGTTTTAGCGTTTAATCCTGCGCATAAATAAAGCGTACCTAATCTATCAATAGCTGGAGGCATCATGTCTATCAGCTTGGATAGAGACCAAGCCGGAAATGCCATATCTTGATCCATGTGCCCTTCAATCCTTCTATATTCAAATGCGACCGGACATTCGAACTCGTCAAGATACATGTCCGCCGTCTTCGGGTTCACCCCGGCCTCTAATAGGCGTGATGATTGTTTTTTATTCGTGCAAATTTGATTCATATTTATCCCTCCTGAATAATTACACATTCTATCTCTTCGTCCCATGTGACATCCACCGGATCGTACTCATACTCTCCATCGGACGTGCGGATCATTACCTCCGCTTCCGGGTCTTGCTCTTGGAGAAGAGCTATTAGTTCTTTATTTCTCATATCAAAACAATGTTTTTTGTATTCTTGATAAAACAAGCCTGTTTGCTTTGTCGTAAAAAATTCTATCTATCTCAAATCCATACGCTTTTCTTCCACATTGAGCTGCGGCCAATAGCGTGCTTCCGCTTCCTGCTACAGGATCGATAACAACGTCGTTTTTATCGGTGAAAATCTCTATCAGTCTGCGAAGTAGCGGCACAGGCTTCTGTGTAGGATGAATCTTAGGCGTATCGTTGTCTACCGCCCAGTCAAAACAATTGAAAATCATCCTTCCATCATTGTTGAATTTAGGCAGCTTCTCCCGGTACAACAAGAGACCGTATTCACAATTCCCAACTACTTTCATATTTGCTTTCAATACTTGCGCCGAGAAATTCTTCCGGAAAACGAGCGGGATATATTTCATAAGCCCGTATTTCCTAGCTAATTCGATAAACATGAATTGTTGCTCGTACTCACAGAACAATATCATGCAGGGAGAACAACCTTGCTTTTTAGGTTCTTTCATTAACATGTCGCTACAAAAATGCATAAACTCGGCCGGTCTAAACTCGTTTTCTGAATTGAAGAATTTCTTTCCCGCAAGCTCACTTTCTCCATTTTTGTTGTCTCCATCCTTGTACCATGACGGATTGCTAGCATAAGCGTTTTTCCCAAGATTGTAAGGCACATCTGCTATTATAAGCTGTGCCTTTGGTATTTGATATGTTTTAAAATTCTGGAAAGAATCCCTGAATAATTCTACATCTTTCATTATTGATAGTTTTTTATTTATCCCGCCCTGTCGAAAGCCTTCTCAAAGACCTCCGGCCTTAGCAAGGCGTTGCTTATCGCCGTGAACGCCTTCACGATCCCGGGCTGCTCATTTAAGTTTATTCTCACGTCCTTTCCTGTGACCTCGCTTGATAACCGGTCACTTAGGAACTCTACGCTGCCCAAATCTAGATAGGACAGGGGATTGTACGCCAACGGGACGATCCCCCGCATCCTTTCGCCGAAATCGTATATCGTGATCCTAGACATCTGCGCAATCATGTTTATCGTGGATGACAAGGATGCTATCCTGTTCGCCGAACCGGATACCCCGTGATCCAGCAATATCTGGCTGATCGTGTAGTAATACCGGTCTATGTGAGGCTGCACGTCCTCCTCCATGCTTTGCGTTATCTCGGCTAACGCCTCCTTGTTGGCCTTGGCTATCCGGAAGATGTTCGTGTTATAAGCGTTTATCCCCCTCTCGATAGCGTTGGCCGTCCGTTTTGCGTTATGCCTGTAGTGCTCGCTATTCCTTATGGCCTCCATGAGTGATACCGTGTAGTTATACACTTGGTCGTTCAAGAAAAGCACCATGTAGGTTAGCGAGGTGACAAGGCCGTTCGTGTCCTTGTCGATCTCTTCCCAATCGTTGTATTGCTTCATGACTTATTTATCGAATTTGATTTGGTACAGGTGGAAACAATTCTCGTGAAAGTTAACAAATTCCTTACGTGGAGGGAATATCTGCGCTACCTGCATGCTGTCCGGCATAAACTTGTATCGTATCTCTTTCAGTTCGTAATATCCGAGCGTGTGATTGGCGGATACGGACAGATGCCATTCACCCATTTCCTTATTTATGAGAATATCCTTTCCTTTGTAGGTGAACATACCCGTCTCGTAGACTCCGTGCTCATCCTCGATATGCTCATATATGAAATCGATCGGAAGCATCGTAAATGCCATTGGTAATGGCCGTTTATATTTCTTCAATTCCTCATTTGTCATTTTCTCTGTTTTTTAATTTATCTCATCATAGATGAATGCATCTTTCAACTATGATGAATGATTAAACCTTATTTGTTTTAGCGAACACCACCGACTCGTGATCCGGCCTCAGATGAGCCATGCAAGCCTTGCTGTACTCGCAAAATCTCGCTCCCTCGTCCCGGAAGACGCATCCCCTGCACGGGATCTTGTTCTGCCCGTTATAGTACGGCCTGTACTTTTCCACGATAATTTTCATGTCTCCTACCAACACGATCAAACCGGCAGGGGTGTTCTTCAGCCTGTTGATTATTTCCATGATCTGTTTTTTAAAATGGCATGTCCTTGTCACAACTCCCGTAATCGTAGAACTTGGTCATGCCGTCATTATGCTTAAATTTCACTAATCCCGTGGCTCCATCTCTATTCTTGGCCACGATCAACTCTCCGTAATTGCGTTCTACGTTACCGTTCTTGTCCTTGACCTCGATCTTGTAATACTCCGGTCTATGAATGAACATTACGATATCAGCGTCTTGCTCGATAGCCCCGGATTCCCTAAGATCGGATAGGAGGGGTTTCTTGTCCGGTCTGGCCTCGTTCCCCCTGTTCAATTGGGATAAGAGCAAGAAGGGAACCTTTAACTCCTTCGCCGTGATCTTGGCGGTTCTGGACATCTTCGCTACCTCGCGTTCACGGCTTCCTTCCCGTTCACCGCTCTCCGCCAATTGGAGATAGTCGGCCATGATTATCCCGCACTTGCCTTGTTTCTTCAGTATTTTACATCGTGACCGGATATAGTCCATCGTCACGCACGGGTTGTCATCGACGTAGATCGGAAGTCTCCAAAGCTCATTCACTGCCGTCTCTACCTTGTTAATCTCCTCGTTTGTCATATACCCGGACTTGAACCGTTCCGGATCTACGTCGCACTCGGATAGGATCAGCCTGTTAGCCAAGCTTATGTCTGACATCTCAAGCGAGAATATCGCAACCGGGATATTGGATCTAGCCGCTGATTTGGCCAAGTGAAGCATCACGGCGGTATTGTGGGTGACTATGTAGTCATCCGTTATGTACAAGGCCTTCTCATGCGATACCGATATGCACTGGCATTCAACCCTGCGGTTGGTCGGTGTCACGGACATCACGGTCAAAGGTTTGTTCCTCCGGTCTGGCCTCACTCTGTTGAATTTCCTTGGGAGCGTGAAGCATTCCCTAGGATTGTCCGCTACGATCACGAGCCTGAAACTGTTCCTTTTCCGCTCGCCATAAAGGAATGAGCGTCTTTCTCTCAAGGAACATTTATATCCTAAAGACCAGCAAAGTGTTTGTACGCCTCTCGCCAATTTAGCGCTCGTGGTGTTGTAGCATATAGCCCCATTCTTGTCTATATCCCCGTCTGTATCGAGAAGACCGTTCAACAGCTCAACCCTTTGATCCCTGCATGCGTCAATGTACATGTCCGGGATGAACTTCTCGTAGGAATGGACATTCAACAATCCTAGGCTCTTTAGCTCTGACAGGTATTTATTGACCTTCCTGTTCTCCTTGTTGGTCACTAGGAAGCGATCATCCGACACGATAACATCGTAGTCGACCATACCTTGGATCTTATCAGCGATGAACTTGTCCGGCTTGCACCAGCTAACCCCCTTGCTCAAGACTCCATCTCCTAGCAAGACTCCCATGAGATATGGGTGGATCACGAAATCTTTCTTTTCTCCGAATATCCCGGAGAAAAGAGGAATGCTTATTCTGCCGGAATATCTTTCCTTGCTTATCAAGTCCATAAGCTCTAGGGTAGATACGACCCTTTCGGCCTTGGCGTTGAACTTGGAAGATATTACGCTCCACAAGTGGCTGCCACAGCATTCGATCTTGCGACCGTCCGAGAACTCGACCATGTATGTCTTGACATGTCCTTGCGGGAATATGCCGGTCACACGTGATTCAGCCCCGTCTACGGAGCAAACTTGGTCGCCTATCGCAAGATCCTTGTTCAGTTTCCATCCTGAAGGTGTCAATACCTTGGCATCCATCCTTAGAGCCTTTCCCATGGAGGGCCTAGCCGCTATTATCACCAAGTTTCCCGGCTGCCATCCGTTCGTGATCTTGTTCAGGTCGTGAAGACCCGTGTCAACACCGGATCGGATGTTTTTCCTAGCCATCTCCACACGCTTGTATAAACCGTCCATGGAGCCTTTAAGAGCCTTGGATATATGCTCGCCATTAGACTTCCCGATAAGTTCCTCCATGAGGCTCTCTGATCCGTTTATGGCCTTGTGCAGTACGTCACCTATATCCTCGTTGGAATAGATAGCGTTCTCAAGTTCATTGGCTATCACCAGCCCTTTCCTTTGTATGGATCGCTCCTTGACTATCATTGCGTGGTCCAGTATATGGGCCGATGACCCAATCTTGGAGGTAAGGGAGGCTATGTAGATCGGCCCTCCTATACTCTCGAGATCTCCGGATGACAGCATCGCTTGGGTGACCGTCATCATGTCTATGGGCTTTCTCTCCTTGTATAGCCCGGATATGGCCTTGAATACCGATTGGTTCCTCTTGTCGTAGAAATCGGCCTCAGATAGTTCCGAGACGATTTTCTCGAAAGCGTCGCTCTCTATGAGGCAAGCCCCTAGTATTATCTGCTCTATCTCCTTGGCTTGGGGAGGTAGTTTCCCGTCAATCTGGGACGATGTAAACCTGTCTCGATCCATTCTGTTGCTTGTCTTCATTCTCGTTTATATTTTCAAACTCACTCTCCCATCTTCGCTGGTTTATCCAAGTTGTCAAGTGCGGATATTCGGGCACCCAATTGCCGGAATTCTTTTTCTCGTTATGCCATTCTATCTCTTTGCTTATGGCTAAAGGCAATAAGTCTATGACCTCGGCATAATCCTTATGCTTTTTGACAAAATTGTTGAATTCAACGTCAAGACCTTTTTTAGTGCCCGGATATGATTTTCGGAAAGCCTCGAATTTTTCTTTTATATATTTTCTTTTTTTATCATTATCAATATCATTATCATATAGGGTTATCTTCGGTAATGTTGGGTTATCTTCGGTTATCTTCGGTAATGTTGGGTTGTCTTCTTTACCCTTTGAGTAATAGGGGTTTGACTTGCCTTTCTTGAAATTTGGATTACCTCCTTTTTTACCGGATTCCCTATTGTTGGATACTCTCTCATCATATTTTTTTTGATTGAAATCGATTTCTCTTTTAATGAAGGAGAATGCCATTTTAGCCTGCGGTCTCAGCTCCGATAGTGTCCCCGATACGGCATACCTAATAACCGCCTCGTACACTTCAAGTCTGATCTCCGAAGGATAATCCACTAACACCTCGTACCAATCAGCATTAAAAAGAAATGTTTTTTTAGATGTGTCCATGTCAATATATTATTCCTCTATTATACAATTCCTCCCTATATTGCTCCAACGCCTGAAGGCATCGTTCCTTGTCCATGTATCCCATTGGCATTATCCCGGCCAACCTTGCGTTGCATCGGTCTATGCCATATTTGAGATCCCTGTTTGACATTTTCTTTATATCCATGTTATCTCTTTTTAAAAGTGTTACAAAATCTCGTGGAGTTAGCTACCCGTCCAGCGTCATGTATGATGCACCAAACGCATAGCCCCTTGTGAGGATGTCCGTTGGCGCAATCGCCACATTTCACCTTTTCTTGCTCGTCTTTCTTCTTCGCCATATCACCAAGTCTTTATTTTTATTGGTAGATCGGCGTACCACCAAGCCAGAATCGTAGCGTCACGTTGGTCTTGGTTCGTTCTCTTAGGCAAGGGACCGACTATGTAGGAGAGTTCCTCATGGGTTATCTTGCCCTCGTCCCCTTTCCAATGCTTGGTCAAAGGCTTTACCTCCTCGCAGGGAATCCCTATGTGCTCGCACATCTGGAGAAGCAATATCCCGGTTTGCTGGTTACGACCTACATACTTGGCTATCCTCTCGCCGGATTTACCCCTAGCCTTATGGAAGTTGCTTTTTTCGTTAAGCCATCCGGCCTCGACAATGACCACTATGTCTATCCCCTTGTATCTCTCTCTTGCCTCCTTTATGAAATCGACCAACACAGGGAAGGGGAGGCTCTTTAGAATTAGCTGTCTCGTTGAAGGAGACAGTACGCATATACCGGATTTATCTATGTCCGGGTCAACGGCTATCACTAAATCATGTTTTTTCTTTCCCACGAATTCCTCCTTTCTTTATCGTTTATTAGTAAGAATACGGCCAATATCAATGCGATCAGTCCTAGTATTGCGGTGATAAGGTATATGGCCATTGTCAAGTGATCTAAATTCTGTATTGTTTCCATAATTATATGTTTGTTATTCGTGGACGGTGCCGGGATCGAACCGGCCTCTTTACGTCATGCGCACTCCGTAACGTTTCATCCCGGAATACTTACCGCCCGAAATCCCCGCGTATCCTCACGGACGGCGGGGATAATAATTAACTAACCCAAATCTAATACCATGAAAAACACGAAACTTGCGTTATTATATCTCTATTATTACGATATCTGGAGCGATCTTTCTGATGGCATCCAGTTGCTCGTCAATCACTTTATTCTTGTATTCCTCAATGGCTTCATTTGCCCCAGCTGACACAAGGGATAGCGAAACGTCTCTTCCGTCCACATCAGCGTAAATCTCAACCTCGATTTCCTCACACGCAAAACCCTTGAAAAGTGGGATGTTCAACTTGAACGACCCCGGGAGATTGGAATCAACCACCTGCGAATAGTTATCGGTTCTGCTGCCATTCTCTTCCTTGCTTCGCTCTATGTCTTGGTTTACCTTTGCCTTGAAGTTTTTCAAGGCAGACACCAGCGTCATGTTTTCCGATTTGTCCTTGAAGAAGGCACGATGCATCTTGAAGAACTTGGATAACTTGATAGGTTCCCACTTCTTTTCCGCATTGATACCAAACTCAACCATTTCTTTGGACGGCTGTAATACTCCAGTAATACAGTTTCTATAATGATCAGTCTCTTTATCCACTAAAGATATTTCCATATCATCACGGTTTACCGTTATATTTGCCCGCTTTTGATCGATAAGCCCCACTCGTTTTTCGAGCCAACGCAAAGGGCTGTCAATCGTTCCTTCAATATTAACGGGAGTTGGTTCTTTCGGGTCGAGCGCTACGGGGGCTTTTCCTTCTCTCAATACTACTTCGATTGGTGCACCACTATAATCTTTCGGTACAACCACATTTAATTTGTTCTCACTCATGATTCTGTTCCTGTTTTACGATTAATATTAAAAATTGATTTCTGCATTTCTTGGGGTTGCATCCTCCGGAAATAGACAAGTTCGCCGGCACCATTATAATAATTGGCTTCCTTGTTCTCGTGATCAAGGAACTTATAGCACTTGTCCTTGATATCCTCGGATTTACGCTTGATCTGGTCAAGATACTTTGCTTTGGCCGTATTAAGCGGTTTTAGCCGTGATTTGTACGACTCCATCCAGTCCGCTTTCTCCTGTTCCAATTCGGCTATATCAATTGACGTGTCCGCTAGCTTGGTCTTGATCTCATTCAACTCGTCCTCGGTAAAAGGATGATTGTACCAGATCTCCTCGACGGCGTCGCATGAGTCCTCTAGGACTTGCGGCCTGTTTGATAAAGGCTCGTTTTGAGCGATGAATTTTTCCATATACTTTAATAATTAATGTTATATTTTTTTCTGTCATATTGTGGGATATATCCTTTGCAAGGAGTATTCCCGTCAAATAAGGCCGATTCCGGCCTTACAGTTTCCCCATCTTTTTTAGACGGGTCTGTCCAATGCCTCTGCCGTTGATGGCAAAGGCAATGTCTTTTAGAACATGCCTCATTGAGGCAGAATATCAGTTCTTTCATCTTGGATTATTTTCTCGAGTTTCTTTAGATCCTTTTTGGCTAATCTTACGGTATCAGCTATCCTTGGTCTTCCCTTGGAATCCACGTGTTCTAGGATAACCGATAGATGGCGGGACAGTGTTTTAATGAAAGACTCGGATAGCTGGTACCTTTTAACCATGGCCGTTATTTTTTATAAAAACCTTGGAACCTCACGATACCTAGATACTCGGGAGATTTCATTAGTCCGTCCCCCATGCCGCCCAACGTCTCGGCTCCCGGCTCGTCAAGGACAACCTTGGAGTCAATCTCCTTAGGTACACGGAAGCATATCTGTACGGGGAAATTCACCTTAGCGTCTCCCGTGATCACGTTAACCGACGCTCTTTGCGTAGCCGCCATGATCCGGAACCCAAGCGATCGTCCCTTTTGTAGCAACATCTTCAGATTCTCCTCCAATGACTTTTCACGACCGACCGTGCGTAGTTCCATTTTAGGCTCGAGGAACCCGAAGGCGTTCTTTCGCTGGCCAACCTCGACCATTTCCTTTATGTCAAGTTCCGTTCCCGATCGGGAGGACGCTACCGCGTCGGCGAACTCATCGAACACCACCAGCGTTTTCCATGATGCCCTCGATTTAGCCCTTTCCTGCATATCCTGTACGAGTTCTTTCATCTTGGCCTCTATTTCTTCTATATCATTATAGACCTTTATGTATTTCTCGGAGGAATAATTACAGAACTCGTATTTCGGATCGAAAATTACGATGTCCCGGATACCGGCTAAGCGGGCGTATTCTATCGTGGATATGATACACACGGATTTACCGCTACCGGTAGCTCCGCAAATCAAGGCGTGAGGCGTGGAGTTGTTATCGAGATCCCACACCACGAGCCTTCCGAAGTTATCCGTTCCTATGGGAATCCTCATGCCGTCGATATACTTCTTGTCCCAGTACAAGGACTTGGTTCTTTTCTTCGGTGATTCTATGGAGAGGTAGGATTTTCCCTCATACACCATAAGCTCGTTACCCATCCTTATGGATGGCACGTCCAGCGCGTTCGCTATGTCTAGCTTGTATTTCATCACTGTCGTGATCTTTGTCCCAGCGGATACCTCTAGCAGATACGTGTCTGACGAGTACCCGTTAATCTCCTTGGCCACGTTCACGATCACCCCGAATGTCCGTAGGATATGCTCTATTTTCTCGCTGTTTGTCATATTACTATTGGATAAATCATATTGAATGAATGAGGAAGCGTTCCTCTTGAACTCGGATATTACCTTGGGGTTTACCGATCCAAGGGAAGCGTCCCGTATTTTTTTCTGTCTCTTCGATATCAATTCCTTCTTTGACTCGGGCACGTTGAAATCATCGACCTCCGCTATCAGCGTCTTGGCCCAGAAATTATAAAGCTCGGCCCTGTCCACGAAGTTGTCGCTATCGTTGATCATGTACACGTAATCCGGATCGGACACGGCCTCTATCATCCTTTTTAGCGGCTCGTACAATATGGCCTCGTAAAGCTTCCTCGTGTCGTTATCGAGATTGATCACGAATTTCTTCAACTGGGAGGAGCCGTCCTTGTTTTTCGAGATCTTGTTCTCCACGAACCATACCTCGTCAACATTCTCCCCGAAGCGGGACTCATAGCACTTGACGTAGGTCATCGCCTGTTTCCCGCAGGTAAACGTTAGCTCCTCGTCATCGGTGAACTTGGCCCTTGACTTATGGTCTATGATGACCGTCCGACCGCTTTCCGTCCTTATCGCCAAGTCTAGCCTAGCGTGGCAGGGCAGGGGGATGTCCACCCCGTTTACCGTTACCCATTCCTCGCACCTTGATTCCACGGCGATTATCTCCTTGATACCGGAAAGATAGATATCCTTCTCCCCGTAGAAGTTATTGATAAGCCTCGTGGCGTTCTTGGTGGCCTCGATCTTGCATTCCTCTACGGTAGGTGTCGTTTTCTGTATCTTCCAATCATTCGGGTGTACCTCCTCTATGTATGAGAACGCTACCCTCTCCATTTCCGTGATCGGTATTATTTGCCCCTTGCGCTGTAGCTCCATGAAGAAATACTCCAAGGCCGAATGATAGGCGTTACCCGCTACCGTGCTGGAGGATGATCTGGATCTTTCCCGGTAAATCTCCCGTTTCTCGAACTCCTTCTCGTTCCGGGAGAAAGAGGCTACCTTGCTGTAACTCCAAGAGTCAATAAGGTAGTTTGATAAATGCTCCTCCAGCTCGGCGTTGGTATAGGATGAGTACTTGTTCATGGCATGTCCTCTTTGTTTTTGCCCTTAGACTGTCTCATCGCCTCCTTTTTTTGATCGACATCTTTCTTTGTCTCACGAATTGGAAGGATTAGATCGTTTACCGTGGTATCCCCGTCCTTTAACGCTTGTATGATCCCGATCAGCATGGCGATCTCGTCGGGGCCTATCTGATTGCTGGTCTGTTTGCCGCATAGCTTAATGACCTCCTCTTCCGTTATGGCGTATTCGTTCTTGAACTTGTTGATGATATTAGTCCTCGTTTTTAATATCTTGTCAGCGTCGGATAGATCCCCCGTGATGAATTTTTGGGCGGCTTGATAGACCCTGTCCACTATGGCCTTGGGGATAACGGCGAATACGGAATTGCGATAAGCTATGGAGTTGGCGGCGTTTCCCGTTACGGTAATCATGTCGTCTGAGTAACGTTTCCCCTTGCTATCCACTATGCTCCTGCGAACCTCGAACGCGGACGCTACGTTTGTCTCCAGATCCCAGCATGTACCCCTGCTGATGATCTGCTTGTCCGTTATCTGGATAACCTTGGCCTCTGTCCTGATATTACCCCAATTAGATACGATTATCTTGGCGAGGTGTACGGATGGGCCAGTAATAGGTTTCCCTCCTCTTGGCAAGGCGTAACTGCATGACCTTGCCGTGTCTTGATTCATCGTGGCCATTACCACGGAATTATCAATACTCCTTCTGATGTCTCTAGGATATCTTTTTGCGGTCGCAACTTGTGAGTCCACGTTTGCTCTTTCAACCGCATCTGCCTGTAAAATTTGTACTTCATGGCTTTCTACTGGAAGTACCTCGTAACTGCTTGATTCCATGATTATTTATTTTGAATGATTTTCTTTACCAATATAAAGTGCTGGTTTCCCAATCTCGTTGATACCGATCGTCCTCGGATTCTGTTTCCTCCTCCCCGTCGTACTCCGGTTCGCCGTCGGGGTCTTTGATGTAGATGTCTCTCATGCGATCCTCCGATAAGCAATGCCTTGGGGCTATTGTATTTCTTTAAATACCCCTCCAGCTAATTTGTAATATGTATCCGCCTTTATCTTCTCTCCATCAACAAATTCCGTTTTTACGCAAACGGGGATATATCTTTTCTTTTTATCAGAATAAGACCATTCGGATAATGTTATCCATGATCCTTTTGAGGCTTTTGCTACAGAGTTAATACCTGCGCACATGATGACACAGCCTTCGCCAGTGCTGTCAATCTTGGCACCGTAGCCGGACGAACCAATCTTGGCACCGTTGCCGGACGAACCAATCTGGGCACCGTTG